ACATTGTGTCCATTTCTTTTGCTAATTCTTCCATACGTTCACGACCATTACGAGATGAACCTATCATCTTATTATCGTAATAATCACTGTGCTGACGATCCCACTCTTCTAAATATTCTTCAAGAATCTCACTAAATTTCATCATTCAACTCCGAAATAATCATAAATTTGATCACGGTAAGTGCCATTTACATCACCATCGGTTTCTGGAAAAATACTAGCACACTCCTTGACAATCTCTGTGACCAATTGCTCGTACTCAGTAACATCCAATCCACACTTACTAGAATACCACCGTTGTCCAAAAACACCATCGCCAATGACCACTAACCCAACTTTCCTACCAACGGCTTCCATTCGTTCGTTCATCATTTATCCCACCCAATGTTCTTGCTTGCACTCACGCCCCTATCTGGCAGGGCAGATCTTTTCTCAAACATTATCTTACCGTAATACTCACCCGTATCACCTTGAAACATTGGATCACCAAAAGTAGAAAATCTCCAATGTGCAAGTAATGTTTCATACGGCGATTCATCAATCCATTTCTTTTGTTCTGGTGTCATTCTTCACCTCTCATTGGTGTTACGCCAAAATGCTCCCGAATAACATAATACATATGCACTCCATTTTCATCACGCACACTATCTTCGGGAAGCATGTTAGTGCATTCCTTGACAATCAATTCAGCAAACTTTTCAATCAAACTTGGAGGCACACTACTGAGATAAAATAAACCACTCTTTTCAACAAGTTCTCTAATTCGTTCGTTCATCATTCAACTCCAAAATGATTTTCAATATACATTGCGGATATTGGTGCGTCAGGTTCAACGATTTTAATACATTCTTGAATGATCAATTCAGCGAACTTTTCCAATTGTTCTCCTTGTAGTCCAACTGGTGAACATCCTTTACGAAGTATATTTGCTTCTTCTGCGAATTCTTTAATTCGTTCGTTCATTTCGCTTCACCTGTCATTTGTTGTATGCATTGATGATTACGAATGCCAGTCATGGTATGTTTCTGTAACACTGCAACAGCAGCATGACATGCCTCTGGTGTATTGTATTGACCAGCATATATGAAACCAGAACCTACGAGTAGATAAAGTATGGTAATCATTTAATCTCCACTATCAATTCCATATTGATCACCGCAATGCTTACACAAATATTTCGTATAGCAACGGCCAGCATTCCAACCTTCATATTCATGAACACAAGGTTGAGCATTATCTTTACGAAGTCTCACGACACCACGAGGTTTTGAATACATATATTGAGCACCGCAATTAGTGCAATGTACGGTATCAGTCTCTTTGTCATAACCAGACCAACCATTTTTAATCCCATAGTGACGAGTTTCTTCGTCAGGACAGGGTTTCCTACCTGTACCATTACAAATGGGGCATTCACCAAACCCTTCGAGCAATTCTGTATAAAGTTTATTCATTTTCTTCACGTCCAAAGTCAAGTTCTTCATTAACACCAAACACCATCTGATCACCATCAACCATGATGGACAGATAGTCACTCACATACTTACGAACTTCAGCAATCGTGTCAAACGATTCGACACCAAGATCACACCCGAAAGAGTTGATTAGAGCAACAGTATATTTGTAAGTCATGTCCGGTTCCTTATTTGATGAGTGCATTTTACATGAATCAGGATGAAATGCAATACAAATCGCAACCTATTGATATCTAAGGGCAAACATTAGTGCATCTTGTTCATCGAGAAATGAAAATTCATACCCTGTATCTGCTGCCCCATTCCACGAACTAATATCGGACATATCAATAAAATCAAACCCTTGATATGATGGGCAGTTATCCCTACACCACGATACTGCATTCCAATAGTCCCATAGGTCGTCAGTCCATTTGATGATTTTATGTGACATTTGCTTTGATGAACCCATCAAGATTTATTGTGATTGTATCACCACGACCAGTAAAAAATGTTTCAAGTGAGAACACTTTGGTCTTTCCTAAACTGCCACTGACCACAGTTTTATTGTCAATGAATGAAATCAAAATTGCATCCATCGGCACATAAACTTTTTCATCATGCACTATTGCGTCACCACCAAGTACAGCAATTAAATCGTCATATTTACCCATATGTCACCGCAATTCCATGTGGAGCTTCACCCTTCCAATAAGGATTATGCACAATCCATATCACATCACAATAATCAGGATCACCATAACCATCAAATGAATCCATGTCAGTGAAGAACACAAGTTTTTTCGGTACTAGATCAACATCTTTCATATATTGCCAATTAACACTAAATGCTGTTCCACCACCACCTGTTACCTTATAGGTTAAAAGATCATCACCGCTATCGTGACTGAATTGTTGTGGGTTATGCACAGCAACATCAAAACACCAGATGTCGATTTTATATTCTGTAAACTGTTGCATGATGCCATGCACTTCACTTAAAAAATCGTTGAGCATTTCTGATGAAATAGAACCAGAGGTATCAATAGCAACAGCAATGTTGAGCGCATCACCATTACGCATTCCAGGCATAATGGCATCACAGTGCCACCCACGACGACTAGGTTTCATCCATGTAAAATCTGTCTTGACACAACTCTCAATTTGTTGTTGAAGCAATTCCTTCCAATTCATTTTTGGTTCTGTTAAATCTTTGAGCATACGTTGAACACCAGCAGGTGTATTGCCAGCACCAACTGCTTGTGCTGCACTCAACATTGCTTCTTTAATTTCATCCTTGATTTGTTGAAGTTCGCTAGGACTAAATTTTGGTCTGCCAGAACCGTCGCCTTCTCCATCCTCACCGTCACCGTCACCGTCACCGTTTAAGTGATCATCCAATAACATTTTTGATAATTCGGACATGGTAATGGTTTTGACATTCTTCATCAAATCATCATACACTTGTTCAAATGACCAACCAAAATATTTGTGGTCATAGAGAACAGGAACTGTAGTAGGTTTTACTCCAATGTTTTGATCAACAAGATCTGCATTGACAACATAATCCGCAGCAATGTTTGCAATCTCTAAAATACGTCCTTCAAACCGTCCGACGTGATCATAACACGCATGCAGAACTTCATGTCCAAACACGAAATCAAGTTCCCTTTGTTGTAACTTCAAAACAAATTCGGTGTTGTAATAGAAATGCCGACCATCAGTAGCGCAAGTGTCACACCACTCATTGGCATTTTTAATTGTCATACGAGTTGCTATGTTGCCAAAAAATGGTTGTTTCATGAGCAATGAAATGCGAGACAAAACCAAACGTTCAACTGCCTCTGAATCTCGTTTAGGATCAGAAACTACATCACCATTTTTCTTTGCTGCTACTGTCGTTGTCATATTTAAGTGTCCACCACATAATCACTTCATCAAGCATACTTTGCAGTATGGGGTCATTCTTTGCTTGCCTACGAATCATCCCCCACACCATATCTTCCTTCATTGCCATCATATTAGCATATTGCAGGGGAGTTTGCTTAGACACTTGCTGCTTTGAGGATGAGTTTACCATACTTTTCATAAAACTCTTTAAAGTTCTTGAGTTTCTTAGGATCAAATGGAAGTTTTTGTTTATTTAACATCATACGCATACTCATTACAACAACCTCAGTGGTAAAACACTTCATCATAAACCCAAGAGTGTTATCTGCATATGAATGCCATTTTTCATCAGGTTTCCCGCCCAACTTATCGAACAAGTCTTTAAGTTCATACGCGCATGACACGGCAAGACTGAAATGTGCTGACACTTCTTTCACCTTGAGTTCATCAACTTTACCATGAAGAATATCAGTAGGTTTTGGCAACTTGCCAGCAGTCTTACGATGTGCTGCAAATTTCAATGCAAGACCTTCACCAATCGTGCCAGCAATAATGTTAGTCATGGTGATTTCATCTTCATCATCATCCAACAATTGACTCACGAATTCCCAAGAACGAGGTGTTGCAAATGACTTGTTAGGACTAGAAGGATCAAAATCATACAGATCATTTTTCGAGAAATTGAGGAAACCAACCACATCCTTATGAATGCGATTTTCTGTTGCCCAATCTTCCCAATCATTGAAATCTACATTCAGTTCCAAATGCACGAAACGGTTTGCCAATGGAGTAGGCATACGATAAGTCACACCCTTGTCACCATCACGGTTTCCTGCAGCAATAATCACTACATTGTCTGGAAGTTTGTATGTGCCAACACGACGGTTCAACGAAATTTGATAGCATGCCGCTTGCACACTAGGTGCGGCACTGTTCATTTCATCGAACAACAAAAATATAATAGGATATTGTGATGCAAGTGCTTCATCAGGAAGATCAATAGGTGCTGCCCATTCCATCCTGTTTGTTTCCTTATTGTAATAAGGCATCCCACGAAGATCAGTAGGTTCCATAAGTGACAAACGAATGTCAACAAGCAAACCACCCATCTCATTACAAATCTGTTTTACCGCATCAGATTTTCCAACCCCAGGCGGTCCCCACAAAAACAAGGGACGCTTGACTTTAACACAACGCTTAATAGCAGACTTTGCCTGACTGATGGATACCGTGCGGTTTTGTGAAACTGTTTTACTCATTTTGCGATTTCTCCTTATTCAAAGAATGAAGTTCTTTCAGTGTTAAAAACAAATGCTTGCCATGAACTGCAATAATATTTCCAATATCACATACCCAATGAAACATAGTTTTGTTTTCACTCATAGAATTACTTACACAATTATCAGAACCTGCTCCTGCTGCCATTCCAACTTCTGAAATAATATATTCACCCATAATTTCTTTAATTTCATAAACAGTGTTTGGTTTGAATGCTCCTTCTTGCATCATTGCACCAATAAACAAACCATCACCTTTTCCTTGCAAACGGGTAACAAATCTGGCAACTGTTTTCATATAATTTCCTATTCGATAAATTCATTCTACACGGATTTGTTTAATAATCAATACATATCGTAAGTTGTTGATTACCTTGATAAAGTTAACAATAATTGTAGGTTGTTATATGCTTCCTGTACTGCTGGATTGTTTTCAATCTGTTTATTCAATTCTTTCTCCATCACCATCTTTCGACCCGCCCATATTAAAATTTCAATCACTTCAGTATCAAGTTCAATCACTGGATCATAAAAATCGTTTCTTGTGTTTGTGTTTGGATCAATAACAACAGTTTTTCCATTTTGACCGTCACGATACATTACGCCACTTGCATAAGGTGGAGTTGTTATAGGAACCATACCACGACCGACTTTGATCATACTTGCATCATTCCCATTTGCACCAATTGCCCAACTCGTTCTCCAAGATCTTCAGAATCACGAATAATCACAACCCTTTCAATAGAACGATCTTTTTGTCTATCATATTGAGATTGTCGATAAATCACACCACCTTCTGCTGCAGAAATAGTAAAAGTCATTGATCGTTCATTGTCATTTCGTGATACAACAGTACAATCAATGCTACGAATTTTCATACTACTATCATCATTAAGTGCTTTCTCAATTTTTTTGTGTATCCATTTCCAAAACCATCTCATCATGTCGCAAGTACTCCCATAAAAATCAAATTTTCTACATGGTCAATTTCTTCGTTAATCTTTTCTAATGCCGCAGTGTAATTGCGATATTTTTTAGATTGACGAGCACTGACCTCAAGTTTAGATAACTCATTAATCATGTTATCCAAATTTAACAACATAGTGAATGCATCCAATTGATCGTTTGGAGATAAAGACTTGCTGTTATCCAACAAACTTTTATAAATCAGTTGCCAATCAGTTGTTGTCTTTAATCTCATAGAATTTTACGATCACGAACACCAAGCTCAAACATGTCAAACAATTTATTAAACTTGAGTTGATACAGATCATTCAACCCAATAAGCACATTGGTAATTTGATCACGAGTCATATCATTTTCAAGAATACCTTCTGTAAGTGTATTCAAATGATCACAAAGTGTCCAGCATTCCATAATTTGTTGTTCAAAATCAAAACGGTTAGACATTTTCATCATATCTCCTAAAGAACTTCTTCCAATACTCTCCACGTTTTCAACATATTGCCATCGAATGTGATTTCGACAGGAATTCCTTTTAGTTTTGTAACATCATGAACTTTTGCCTTTTGCATGACTTCATTAATTTCACGCATTGTCCTTGCAAAACCTTTATCACGATCTTCTTCAGTCCATTTGCAATGTTTATCACACTCCATATCTAGTGACCAAGCATATGTTATATCATGCCCAACACCAAATCCTTTTCCTTCAAAAGTCAAACTCAATCCAAATTGCATATCCTGATACCCACAATACCCAAAACGGACTGACGAAATTTTACCAAGTTCAGTTTTCATTTATTTCTCCACATACGCCTTGCGGTAACAATTGCATGAACTGTCAAACAACATCTTTTCTTCATATTGGGTGGAACTACTTCCTGCAGAATAAGTAACAATGGGCGAAGTACGTTCAACATAAACTGGTTGTTCAACCACAACAGTACGAGATTGGGACAAACCATAACCAATCGCACCACCAATGATTAACGGTGCAATATAACCAGCATACGGATTATAATGGGGAACTGTATGATACGGTCTGTGGTTAGAACTAACCCCATATCCACCATGATGCCCACGATGATGCTGTGCATAAACAGACGTACAAGCAACCATCAAAGCAACTGCAATAAGTTTTTTCATTTATTTCTCCTTTATTTGATGAATTCATTATACAGAATTCACAATAAAACACAACACATTTCGTAAGTCGTTGATTCTAAATATCTAAAACCATCTCATCATTGAACCCACCACTATTTTCATACCCATATCCACGAGGATTGCACTTTACAATTGTACCATATGGCATTTGATAATCCATACTGGAATGAGTGTGACCATGAAAATGAAACTTGAATTTTTCATGAATCTCTTGTGGAATTTTTGTTGCAAATCCAGGCGTACATGCGTCACCCTTATACTTTGGATGAACCGACAATTCCGCACAATAGTGGGTAATCAGCACACGAGTTTTATAGGTTGGCGTTTCGGCAACTTTTTTCAAAAACTTCATCGATGTTTTATTCCATCCAATAAAATCTGATGCTTGAATTTTTTTGTTTTTATTCAGAATGTATAACGAGTCATTCAAACCCCTTTTCCATGCCATGGCATGTAATGGTTGATTACCATAGAGATCAAAATCAGTCCACAAAGTACTTCCCACAAATTCAACGTCCCAATTATCAGAGGTAAAAACATCATTTAGAAGTACCGTAATATGATTATTTGCCCTGTTCCATTTCCTAAAATGAGCATTTAGTTTTGTGTAATCATTGCTATAATATTCGTGGTTTCCTGGCACATATAAAACGCGAATGTGATCTGGAATATTTTTCCATGCCCATGCAAGACCTCTCTCACCTTCACCAATATCACCCGCGAGAACACACACATGTTCTCCATGATCAATATACTTCATGGGTGATGCTTCGAGGTGCAAATCCGAAATAAGTTTAACTAACATTGTGTTCCTTAAGATATAAGTAAGCAAAGTATTTATATGCTTCAAAGGATAATTCGCGCATCCACATAGTCACATGTTCTGTAGCATAAATGTTGTCCATCCAGTTTTGTGCTGTTTGTCGCAGACAACATTCACCAATAAACCCATCCTTGCTGAATTTTTCAGTATCACCAATCATTTCAACCCATTCCTCTTTTGAAATGGAAGCAACAAATTCTACCCAAGTTTTCATCAATATCTCCACAATCCAATACAATTCATTATAACAAAGAAAATATTTGTCATCAACAATGATTTTGATGCATCAGATTTTCGCAACAACACGACACTTGCTACAGATGATGCCAAGAAAAATATATAACCTAGTTGAATCATGCCAATATTGGCAGCAATCAAAAATGATCCGATCATTGCTCCACCAAGAGCAACTACATCTAACAATCTTTTCATTTATTCATCATTTCCACTACACTATGGAGTTGTCGCACAATGTTATCAAACTCTTTCATACTATAGAGATATGATGCCTTAATTTCTACCATACCGTTTGAATCGACAATAATATCAACTGGCTTACCAGTAACACCAAGTTCAGACGTGACTTGGTAAATCGTTTTTGAACTGATCATTTAAACTCTCCAGATACTCATTAAAAAGATACCCCTCTTCCATTGCATCGAGCAAAGTATCACCGTTACAAATAACCCAATCATTGTTGTTACCATGATCCATAATATATGCGGCATATGACATGTCGTCTAATGCCCTTTCTTTATATATAATCTTCATATGATCACTCACCATAATAACCGTAATCTTCATCAGTACCCCAACCAGCAGAGGTCATTGCGGAGTCAAAGTCCCCGTCCATAGAGTCGTCATACCCATCATCGTTATATTCGTTATCTTCAGACTGATCATAATCGTCGTCAAGGAAAGAAAACACATCGTTCTCGTCGCACATCTTTTCAACGTCTTCCTCAGTCATATATTTCATACACATCGAAATAACAGAAGCACTATCAATATAACCATCGTTGATAGCCATGAGCAGTTTTTCTTTGGTGGTGAAAGTCATAATTCTCTCCTGTGAGTTGATTCGATGGAATGAATTATATAGATATGACACTTTTTGTCAATATAAATAATAGACACTTGATTTGTAAAGGATTTTTGATATGTGGTTATACAAGGGAACTGAATTAACAGACAAAATGATACCAGACAAAATGATTGGGTTCATTTATATGATTACTCAAAAATCCAATGGAAGACGATATATAGGGAAAAAACTTCTTACCAAAGCAGCAACAAAAACTGTCAATGGAAAAAAGAAAAAGATCCGCAAGGAATCTGACTGGAAAGATTACTGGTCAAGTTCGCCATGGCTAAAAGAATATATTGCTGAACATGGAGTGGACGACTTTACCAAAGAAATCTTGGTATTTAGTTCTGGAAAGGGGAGTATGGTTTATCTTGAAGAAATGGCATTATACCTTACCGGAGCATTAGAAACTGATCAATGGATCAATGACAATATTCGCAGTAAGGTATATCGTTCATGGGTTAAACCAATTGAAGCAAATGAACTAAGGAATGCTATTCGTCCTCATATTCTATAGTGTCATCGTCTCTACCAAGTTGTTCTCCGCATACAGGACAATAAGTAACCTCATGTCCCTTCGGTAATTTGACTGTGAAATTTACGTCACAGTTCCAGCATAGATATTCTTTTGTGGGCATTTTATATTCCTCTTATTTTACTTCACATGCGCCACCGGCACATGCTGCTTGGTCTGTTAATGCGGTGTTGTCCTCAACTTCTTTAACACCAGTTAAATCAATTGCATGAAGTTGTTTTACCATAAGTTGAAATACATCTTCTGTACAATCTTCAAATGGTGCTTGAATATATGTTCCACCGTTATATGGAAGCACACTGATTCCATTATAGAACTCTTTGTTTTTCCACATCCATGCACCTGCTCTATGCCATTCACCAACCTTAAGAGAGATTGTGCAACTCACATTATGATGATTGTCTCCACTTCTATGACCGGCACGAACCCATTCAATATTAAACTTCTTGACTCTTTCAAGTAAATGTAAGAATGACTCTGTTCTCATGATTGCATTCTCAGGTGCTTTTTGTGGGAATGACATTACTGCTTCAATGTGTGGTTTGAAATAACAATCCTCAACCAATGTTGGAAAGTTTTCCAACATATAACCATACAATGCTTCATTCTTACCTACACGCATACGACGAATATAATAATCATTGTGCCATGCGTGAATTCCTGATGATGAACCAAGTACTAAACTTGAAGTGCCAGATGGTTTAACTGTAGTAGTACGGGCGGCAACATTAACCCCAATCAAATTGGCAACCCGTTCATTTTCTTTAAGAACAAAGTCTGTTGCTTCAATCAAATTCAATCCAAGTACTGCACCAGATGCAATACCAGTTTGACCAACACCAATCAATGCTTCTTTTTCTGTAGTCTCTTTCCACACTTCACGAAGATAATGGAAATCAGTATATCCTGCTTGAAGTGTTCCAATGAATGCTGCTGCCTTTGATCTTGCATTCAAGTCTTCCTGAGATTCAATATCACTAGAATTAATTTCTGTCAAGTTACAAAATTGATGTGGATTCAATGAAATTTCTGCACATGGATTTGTGAAGATATCATAATTGTTTGTCCAGAAAATCCCAGGTTCGCCAGCACCAGAAAATTGAATGCGTTCCCAAATATCAAAGAACTCTTCTTTTGATATATGGTCTCGGTGCAATACAACGGAATTATTTGCACGACCACGTTGCGGATTAAGTTCGTACCATGCACCAGACTTGCATGTCATCATGTCCATATCATCACGACTAAAACCTGCAATCATTGCCGCACGACGAATACCACCGGACAATACTGCATCTGCAATATGACAAAGAATATCATGTGCTTCGATTGGTTGTAGTTTCCTGCCAACTGATCCATTCAACTTTGCACGAATTTGTTCAATACAAATACGCAATGGGTCAGGTCCAGGTGCTTTACCACCAGAGGTAATTAATCTAGCACCCTTTGGGCGAATATCACGATAATCAAATTCTGGATCAGACTTGTTTAAAAAATACGCTTCAATGATAATCTTAATTGCGTCTGCCCAACCTTCAATAGAATCTCCGACAAGGAAACGTCTTGTCTTTTCCTTTGGACCGGTAACTTCTGGCAATTTTGCGATATGATGTTTTTGTACTGAATACCCTACACCAGACCCACCAAGTAACAAAAACATCACTTCTTTGAAAATGTCAATATGATCTACAGGAGCATATGCACAATTGAACATTCGGTTATTGCTCAACTCAATTGGGCGACCACCAAATTGCATTGATCGCATGGACGGTAACACTTTTTTAGTAAATACAAAATTACGATAAACCTCTTTGATTTCTTCCTTAATCGCAGGATATTTTCGGATGTGCATTGCCATGTTTCTTTCGCAAAGTTCATCCCATGTTTCTCTACGATTTATCTCTGGAATCCATTTCGCATATTTGTTAAATACGGTAATGTCAGATAAAATACTTTGTGTTACGTCCATTGTCATAATTGCTCCCTATTCTTATTTTGTTCCGGTAGATCCGAATCCACCTTCTCCCCTATCTGTTGCAGACAGAGATTCCTTTGTTTCAACTTGTTTCCATGAGCACTTCAACACAGGAACCAAAACCATTTGAGCAATACGATCACCGTCATTAATAGTGATAAGATCATTACCAGTATTTTCTACAATAATTCGAATCTCTCCACGATAACAGGAATCAATAGTACCAGGAGAATTTGCTACTCTCATTTTTGTTTTCAACGAAAGACCTGATCGAGGTCTAATCTGAAATTCCAACGCATTTGCTAATTCAATATATATGCCTGTCCCTACAGTCGTTGTTTCATGTGGATATATTTTAACGTCTTCATTTGCCTTTAAATCCATACCTGATGCACCACTTGTTTCATATTGTGGCAATCCGTGTTTGGACTCCGAATAAATTTTTACCTGAACTGGTGGCATCATTGGTGGTTCAATGAACTCAGGCATTTGTGGCATTTGTTGCGGTTGATTGGCAAATTTGGTTTCTGGTCCAAATTGAATATTTCCTACAGTCAGATGTTCCATAATGTCTCCATAATTTAGTTGTGCGACTTATTTATAGTTACTCAGTTATCAATTCTGCAATACTTGGGAACTCTTTTGCTATAATGTCCCAACACTTCAATGCAACCTCACGATGCTCTTTCTGTGTGCCATTACCACATCTAAGTTCGCAATAATGAATCCATGAACGGAGTGACCCCTTCATATACATTGTAGTTTTTGTCATGCCCTCTGGCAACACTGCTCGTGCTTGTTCCTTTGCAATACCATGCTCTAATGCCCACTCATATGCTTCTTTTGCTTGACGTTCAACCAATTCTTGATAACCAGTCCATTCTTCAGACAATTCAGGATCATCAGTTTCAACACTATTTTGACGATTCTTTTCATCTTGCAAACGTGCTTCACGAAACTCAAATTGATCAGTGACTGCAGCATATCTCTGACTGAATTCTTGAAACACGAATGATCTGTGTCTCAAAATTTGACGACCAATATCACGAGTAGTTTTAATTTCTAAACATACATCAACCATTTCAAATGGACTGAAATGTTTATTCTTCAATAGATAACGAAGCAATCTTGGTGCAGTTTCATTATTGATCTGTGCGGTTGGATTTGACACTCGTGCAGCATATGCAACAAATTCTTCTGGTGTTTCAATACCGTCTATTACTGGAACAGTGACTGCTACAATTTTAACCTCACTCATTTTCTTCTTCGCCCCAACTAAAAGAAACTTGTGAGTCATACAATGGGTCTGCGGCACTCACAAATTTATCTTTGTCGTAATCCATCACACCAATTTCTGCATTGTGATGAAACACAAAACCACACCCTTTCAAGAAATCAAAAAATTGCCACATTGGTCCTTCATATCCCGTCCAAGAATCAATCTCATCATTAATGCGAACAACTTTGGATGTTGAGTTTCCAGTTTCATCATCATAACATTCAAACGTATATGTCTTAATCATTTCACTTCTCCTTAAAAATCGATACCCTCAATTAACACTTTATCATCCGGTCCAAACTTTTTCATAACAGCACCACATTTACTACAATACAAAAATGTCCATCCCAATCCATTATCATGATAACTTCCCACAACATGCCCCACTACTGTTCGACATTCCTCAACCAATTTCTTTCTAGCAGGATAATACACATCACGGTCATAATCTTTCATTGCTTCACGTTCAAATTCTCTACGATCTTTATCAATCTGATGTTTCATTTTCCATATATCTGTCATGTTTTACTCCATTTCGAAAACTCTAGTTCTGCTTGCAATCCTTGAAATGTATTGTTAGTAATTATATCCATCATCCTTTTTCTAGTCCAAAAATTCTTCAACCACATCTCGTTGATATCCTTGCCCAAAATATTCAGTGGCAACAAACACACCTTTCTACCCTCAGAAATTAGTTTTCTCACAATCTTCATAATCTCTTTGTTTCTTACATCCCTATCTGGTATATAGGTCACATCTGCATCACGATTTTGAAAATTACCAATCGCACTTGTACCGACTGCTACTGCATTAGGAAGAAACATACTATCGATTGGACCCTCTACAACATAGATTGGTTTATTCACATCAAGACGTTCTTCACCATAAAATTTAGGCACACTAGCGTCTAGAGTGATTGAATAATATCTAGGTTCTTCTTTGCCAAACGATCTAGCTGTATATGCGAATAACACCCCATGCTCTGAATACCATGGAATGACCAATCTAGGATGATCTTTTGTTTGATCCGTAATCTTAAATTTATCTGTGTTTTGTGATGCCCAAGTCATGAATTTTGGGGCAAAATACATACGCATCCAAAATTCCTCTGGTATCTGTCTTTTTTCTATATACTCACGAACTGCATTGCCTTCTGGTAATTCGTCTATAGATTTAAGACCTTCAAGTATATTTGGTGTATATTTAACAGTTTCTGGCACATGTTTAACTGGAAACTTAACAGAAAAGTCTGGTGCTTCTTTTACTGTATGTTGCTTGAAGTTGTTAGAATAATTTTCAAGAGCATATCGTCCGTACAAATTAACATCTACGTGCTTCAGGAAATTCCCAAATGACATAGATGCGTTGCAATTGTGACATTTGAACGCTAATTGATTTTTATATTCATATAGATACCCACGTTTCTTGTTTTTCTTTTTAGCAGAGTCACCACAAACAGGGCATCGAAACTCTGCAAGAAATGGGGTATTGGATTTTTGCTTGAACCCCTCTAACCTTGGGGACAATTGTTTAGCATAGGATTGATCGACATACAATGACATAGACACCTCTCAAATTAATCATGCTACATTGTATAATACCAACAAATTTATGTCAAATCGCAAAAAATACTTGACATAATTATAAAAGTGTGAGAGAATTACATGTCCCCTGTTGCATGTGGTATAAATTAATTACTTCTTAATCTCTTCCAATATGGACTCTAGTTTAAGAGTGTAATTGATCAAATCAAATAAATTTAATTCAACCACTCTAACCAGTTCACCATCAGTTGTACTATCAATAGTATCTCGTAACACAGGTCGTTCTGGTGTATTAAATTGAGGTTTTACATAAATTGGTACTTTAACAGTACATGTATCAGTACATTCTCTTGTTGGATTATAGATACAACCAGTTAAGAGAAATGGGATCAATAATAACATATATTTCATTTCTTGTTCCAGTTCTTGATAGCTATATCAGATTGCGACTTAAGTTCAACCATTGCTGCTTTACAATCAACTGCTAATGGTGACTTTTCCAATTTACCTTTCAATGCAGCATTCTCTTTATTTAGAGAAGCAATTTTTCCATCATTCTGTTTCAATCGATTGTCAAGATCTTCTTTATCCTTTGCTGCTTTATCAACAGCATCATTTTGATCCTTGATTTTATCTTTCAGATGAGAAATCTGTGTGTTTAGTGTAATGATGTTATCTTGTAACCCATTATTCTTGACACGAAGAGACTTGATTACCAATGTCTCTGCACCAATGAACAATAGTAGAAGAATGATAATTATACCACGAATTCCAATAATCTCGAAAAACTTTGTCAAAAATCCCATTGTGTATCTCCTTTAACCAATCATAAATTCAAGAGGTGCGCTCATTTCCTTTGCTTCAATTTCTAGATCTTTAATTTCATTGACTGCCTCGTCATAAATCTGCTGTCCATCATAGGTAACACCACCTGGCAATTGCATACCAGAATATTTTTTAAGATTGCTACCCCATTGTTTTTTGAACAGTGCGGTGGTATATCTAGTAAGCCAAAGGTCTTCATAAATTTCATTGTATGAATCTGGATCAAGCATTTTGTAAACTTCAATCGCAACCCAATCACCAACAACCATTTCACCTGTCCAATTTACATCAAGATAAATTCTATTCATGCGACGGTTGAATCTGAATGACTTTTCTTTCTTGAGAACAAAGTCAAGATGGGACAAATAATTCATCATTGAGTAGTAATACTGTGTTCCACCAGATGACGTTAGATTACGAATCTCTTGCATCATGAGTTGATATTTAGGATCCCATAATGTATTGGATGAACTGAACACGTTAGTGATATTGAGAACCTTTAATACGCTAACGACATAATCATCAACTTCAATAAATCCATTATCGAGATCACCGATCTCTACTATTGTAATTGTCTTTGATACAACACCATTAGTGATAGTTTGATTCTTGGCAAATTCTTCACCTAGATTCTTTGCAGTAGTGATGATATTTCCATCAATGGCAGTGATAGTTGCACTTGCACCCTGTGTAGTGGTGAGTGTGTCATTGACTGCGAATCCTGTTATATCTGCAACAGTAATTTTGGTTGCCGTGATCTGATGTCTTAGATAATCACGTTCAATACCATCGAAATGCCATTCTGTGTATGACTTCAAAGAACGATCAAGGTTGTCTTCGATCTGTTCATCTGATATTTCAATATTGATTACCCCACCACCTAATTGTCTTAGGCAGTAGTCTGCATGATCTTGTCTAGTGTAAATTGGCATAGTTATTCCTTACAGATTCTTGACGATTAAAACGTCTTTTGCCACAACAATTTCTGTGGTTTCAGTATTGACCTTGCATCTTAGGTCATATTTTTTACCAGAAACTCCACCCACGATTCGTTGAATTACCTTGTTATCATCAACAATAACAGGAACACCTTCCTTCATTTCAGGAATGTCATCCAATTTGTTCTCTGCACTTACAGTCACTTCTGGCGTATCAACAACAAGATATTGTGTCGAAAAATCGAATGTGACGTAAATCTCTTCTGCGGGGTCTTTTATACTTAGTGACATAATTAATCCTTAAACTTTATATTATTTATGGTGAAATCTAACTCTCTTACCTCGATAAGGTGTTTTGGTATGGCAAATGTTACGGTGTTGTGTAACGGTCTTAACTCTATGATGTTATGGAGTTTTCTGAATGGAATATCTTTCTCAAGTCTTCTTAAATGTGCAGTTTCACGTTTTGGTTTGTAATAGATGATGTAGTTATCATCGATCTTGAATTCGATGATGTCACGACCATTGATGAGGTATGCACCAGAATCAGCATTGAACTCATATGGTCTGAGAGCAGTGATAATGTTGCCATCGATTACATATGTGCCTTGTTCTGCATCGAATATAAACGACTGTCTGTGATCAACGTCAGATCCATTAATGATGTATGTATCTGGATATGCAATGAGGGTCTTGTCAATGATAATTTCAGCAAATATATCACTGCCATTGATGATGTATGAACCAGATTCAACATCAACATTAACAGTGCGGGTGACACTTGTATCACCACCATTGATTACATATGACGTAGGTGCATTATTAACAAGTGAGGTCTTTGTTAATGATGAATCCACATCATTGAGTGTATATGAACCAGAAGTGTTGATGCCAATAATTGAGGCATCAAGTTCAGCAAGGATGCCATTGATTACATATGAACCAGAGGTCAGTTTAACGTCTAAATTAACCTTGACGTTGTTAGCATTTATTACATATGAACTACTGTTGCAGGATACAAAATATCCCTTGTCAATTTCTGCTATTTGACCGTTGATTGCATATGTGGTAGATGATAATGTGAGAATTCTTTGTGCATCAAGTTCTGCAGCAAACCCGTTAAGTGTGTATGCACCAGAATTTGCAACACCATTGATACTTGCACTTAGGTCTGCATTGAATCCATTGATTACATATGCGCCAGAACTTGCATTTGACGTAAGTGCAAATTTGGTGTTGTTGCCATTGATTGTATATGTGCTACTGGATTCAATTGTTGAGTAACCCTTAACTGTTGCGGCATTGAATCCAGTTAATGTGTATGTGCTTGAATCAAGTTTGACTGATAGAGATTCACCAAGATTTGCACCAGTAATATTGTATGTGCCATAATCTAATAGACTTGCAGCACCCAATGATGCAGAATAACCATTGATGATATATGTTGTAGATGTGCTATTGAGTAATCTAGTAACATCTGTATCGATTGCTTGACCGTTAAGATTGTATGTGCCAGAACCAATTAGTGTTGAGTATCCCTTAACTATATTTGCAGAATCGCCATTGATTACATATGTTGTACTTGAAGAATTCAGTAATCTTGTTGTGTCAATCTCTGCGTCATATCCAGTTAACACATAATTGCTTGCACTTGCGATGCCTATTAACGAAGTGTCAAGATCAGTTAAATACCCAGTAATTACATAAGTCGTACTGTCACTGTTGAGCAACCTAGAAATATCAATGTCGATTGCTTGCCCATTGATTGCATATGTACTAGATTCAATTAATGCAGAATATCCTTTAACAACATTTGCAAACTGACCAGTTAATGTATATGTGGTTGCATCTAACGATGTTTGTCTTGTTACATTGAGTGTTGCATTGAAACCAGTTAATGTATAATTTCCAGAGTCTGCAGCACTTGCAGCACCTAATGAAGCAAGATATCCATTGATTACATATGTGCCACTAGCACTATTTAATAATCTGGCAACATCAATGTCGATTGCTTGACCATTAATTGTGTATGTACTAGAACTGATTAGAGTTGAATATCCCTTGACAGTTGATGCATCGTACCCTGTAATTATATAAGTTGTTGGTGCATTGCTAATTATTCTAGCAACATCAATATCAGTTGCTTGACCAGTTATAACATATGTTGTTGGTTCATTATTCTCAATTAGACCGGTGTCAGTATCAAGTGTAGTTCCATTAATGACATATGAACCACTTGATGCACTAAGTAATCTGGTCGCATCAATCTCTGCAGCAACCTCATTGATTGTATATGATGCTATATCAATGAAGGTTGAATAACCCTTATTTACATTCGCAGATTGACCATTGATCGCATATGTTGTATTATCTAATGATGTTGTTCTTGCAGCATCGATCTCTGCTAATTGACCATTGATAACATATGAACCAGCATCGAACATACCAACGGTTGACAATGATGTAGATTGACCATTGATTACATATGACGTAGGTGCATTATTGATTAATCTGGTTGCATCAATTTCTGCCAATTGACCGTTAAGGTTGTATGTACCAGAACTGATTAGGGTTGAATATCCCTTAACTGTTGTTGCATCGAAACCAGTTATGACATATACACCAGAAGATTCAACTGAACCGATATTGTTAGCAGTCGATACACCAGTAATTACATAAGTTGTAGATTGCAGATTCTCGGTCTTACCTGTATCAGTATCAAGATCAGTGCCGTTGATGATGTATGTAGTACTTGATGCAACATTTAATCTAGTTGCAGTAGTTGTTGCTGTTTGACCATTGAGTACATAAGTTGTAGATGATGCAGTGAAGTTTCTAGCGGCATCAAGTTCAGCAAGTTGTCCGTTGATTACATATGTTGTAGATGATGCATTAACAAAATGTACTGAATCAAGATTAGCACTGTAACCCGTAATTACATATGACGTTGGTTGGTTATTTTCAACCAATCCAGTATCTGTATCAAGTGCAGTTCCATTGATTGCATATGAACCAGAATTTAGGAATGTTGAGTATCCCTTAACTACATTCGCATTTGCTCCAACAATCGAAATTGTTGTTGGATCTAATTTTTCACTTAATGCAACACCGATTCTGTTGCCAGTTAATGTAAATATGCCAGGATTTGCAACACCAAATGTACTTGCATTGAGTTCAGCAGGTATTCCGTTGATTACATATGTTGTGGTATTAGCACTAAGAACTTCAGTTACACGGAATTGTGCAGGTTGTCCATTAATTACATATGTGGTAGTAGCAGCATTGAAGTTTCTAGCATTATCAAGTTCAGCGAGTTGACCATTAATTGCATATGAACCAGAACTTATTAGTGTTGAATAACCTTTATCAAGTTCTGCAGGTTGTCCATTTATTACATATGTTGTGCTTGAAGCATTGAAGTTTCTAGCGGCATCAATTTCTGCAAGTTGCCCATTGATTGCATATGTGGTAGATGTGGCATTGAAGTTTCTAGATATATCAAATTCAGTGTCAAATCCACTTATGACATATGATGATGTAGATGCATTGAAGTTTCTTTGTGCATCTATCTCTGCAAGTTGTCCTGTGATTGCATAAGTTGTTGCATTGATAAGAGTTGAATATCCCTTATCAAGTTCAGCATTGAAACCAGTTAATGTGTAGGTTGTGCTACTTAAATTGACATACTTGGTTGAATATAAGTTAGTTGAGTAACCAGTGATTACATATGATGTTGGTTCATTGTTCTCAACAAGACCAGTGTCAGTATCAAGTGGTGTGCCAGTGATATTGTAAGTAGTGCTAGATGCATTTGTTACATATGTTGATCTTGTACCGTTTGCGAATCCTGTGATTGCATATGTGCCTGATACAAAATTGGCAGTGGCAGATTTATCTAAATCTGCATCATTGCCATTGATTACATATGAAGATGTATTTGCAGTTACTAATCTTTGTGCATCTATTTCTGCTGGACGACCTCTGTCGACTGCAGTACCATAAGTTGGTAGGAAGGATTGTAATGTGCCACGATTGAATTGTGGTGATCTAATTCTGAATGTAACATCAACAACATCACCATTAATATAATATCCAAAGAATAATAATGTTACTCTTCTTGCTAACGGGTGTGAGATATTTCTTGTAACAATATTATTAACCCAAGAACCAGTTAGGGATAAACTTGTAGAGTTTGAATATAGATAATCTACAGTATTTAATGGGTGTTCTCTGATATGAAATTGAATTGTTTTTGGTGTGCTTCCACTTATTATCTTAGAATCAATACTTGCAGAATATAATTCATTATTAACTGTTAATGGTGTTGGACTTTGAGTTATCCAAGACCCAGAATAATTTTCTCCTGTAGCAGTACCATTGATTCTAATATCAATATATGGATATACATCAGTTCCTATTCCAACTATGCTAGTAGTAAGTCCATTTCCGCCAGTCAATATTGACCATCCAGTAGGTGGTGTTCCAATACCAGCACCTACCATCATACTATTAGGTATTAAGTTACTTTCACCACTTACTTCATAATGACCATATGGCAAATATGTTGTTAAATTATTAGCAGTAATTGAACCATTCAAACTATACGAACCAGCACTTGCAACAAATGCTGTTGATCTATCTAGATCAGTGTCATATCCAGTTAATGAATATGCACCAGCAATTTCATTGGTAAAATATCCCTTAACAACATTCGCATTCTGTCCAGATATGGCATACGAACCAGCAACCAAATTACCATACTTGGTTGAATATAGATTGGTTGCAAATCCAGTTATGACATAAGTTGTTGCTTGTAGATTTTCAACCTTGCCCGTATCAGTATCAAGGTTAGTACCATTGATAGCATATGAACCAGCAACCAAATTACCATACTTGGTTGAATATAGATTAGTTGCAAATCCATTAATTGCATATGTGCCAGAACTGAATGTAGTCGAACTGCCTTTGACAATCGATGCTGCATAACCAGTGATTGCATATGTGCCACTTGTTTCAACAGAACTGATATTGTTAGCAGTTGATCTACCACTGATTGCATAAGTTGTTGCTTGTAGATTTTCAACTTTACCCGTATCTGTATCAAGATTAGTACCATTGATTACATAAGTGGTTGGTAATAACTTGACAACAACACTTGATGATAATCCGTTACCACTGATTGCATATGTGCCAGCAACTTCATTGGTGAAGTAACCTTTAACTGTCGTTGCATTGAAACCAGTGAGTGTGTATGCACTTGGCGATTCTTTAGAACTGATAATGTTTGCAGTTGATCTACCACTGATTGCATAAGTCGTAGATTCAAGAACGAATGATTTCTGTGCATCAAGTTCTGCAGGTTGTCCATTAATTGCATATGTTGTAGATGATGCAGTGAAGTTTCTAGATGTATCAAGTTCTGCCAACTGACCATTGATTGTGTAAGTTGTCGAAACTGCACTGATGTTTCTAAATGCATCAATTTCAACATTGAATCCAGTGATTGTATATGTGGTGCTTGAAGCAACAATGTTTTTAACAGCATCAAGTTCAGCACTGAATCCGTTGATTGCATATGTTGTATTGGTAGCAACGAAGTTTCTAGCACTATCGATTTCAGCAGGTTGTCCATTGATTGCATATGTTGTTGAAACTGCATTGAGTTTTCTAGCACTATCAAGTTCGGCAGCGAATCCGCTTATTGCATAGGTCGTTGCTTGTAAATTCTCGACCTTGCCAGCATCTGTATCAAGTGGTGCGCCAGTTATAGCATATGAAGTACTTACAGAATTAATGACCCTTGTAAGATCTAATTTTGTAAGTTGTCCATTGAGTGTGTAAGTAGTAGATGCAGCATTAAATGATTTCTGTGCATCAAGTTCTGCAGGTTGTCCGTTGATTGCATATGTTGTACTGGTAGCAACGAAGTTTCTTTGTGTATCAAGTTCAGCATTGAATCCAGTGATTGCATATGCTGTTGGTGATGCTACGCCAGATAAACCAAGGTCTAGATCTGTTGGTTGTCCGTTGATTGCATACGTTGTCGAAACTGCGCTTAATGTTCTGGTAGAACTAAATGCTGCAGGTTGTCCATTAATTACATATGAAGATGTATCTGCAGTTACTAATCTTTGTACATCTATTTCTGCTGGTCGACCTCTGTCGACTGCAGCACCATAAGTCGGTATAAATGTGTTAGCAATTGAACCACGTTCAAATTGCGGTGATCTAACACGAACAGTGAAATCAACAACTTCAAATTGTGGAGTTGTACGAATAACATGGAAGTTAGATCTTCTTGTTCCAGTCGACAACATTGTTGCGGTATGGGTAAATCTTGTCCAATTACCATCAACTGCAACTAATGCTGATTGATTACTTACATATCCACCATTAATATTGTTTTCTCTAATTGATAATAATAAGTTTGGATTAGTACCAGCAATTAATTTAAAATCAATTGTTGCGACAAACTTATCACCAATATTTGCTAACGGACCATTGTCATCCCACCCTTGATTCCATGATGGATATGAAAGTGCAGATGCAGTACCATTAAATCTGATATCAATATAAGGATAAACATCTGTTCCAACACCTACTACCGAAACAGTTATTCCAGATCCAGAATCCATTGACCATCCAGTAGGCGGTGTTCCAATACCAGCACCTACCATCATACTATTAGGTATTAAGTTACTTTCACCACTTACTTCATAATGACCATATGGTAAATATGTTGTTACATGTTTATATTGTGCAACACCACTCAAATTATACGAACTAGCACTAGCAACAAATATGTTCGTTCTATCTAGTTCTGCAGCATATCCAGTTATGTCATAATTTGCACTTGCTGCAACACCCAATCTAGTACTATCAATCTCTGCAGCATATCCACTTATGACATATGTTCCAGCATTCAGATTAGTTGATTTAGCACTATCAAGTTCTGCAGCGAATCCAGTGATTGCATATACGCCAGCAACTTCATTGGTGAAATATCCCTTAACAATATTTGCAAGGTTGCCATTAATAACATATGAACTAGCAACCAAATTACCATACTTGGTTGAATATAAGTTAGTTGGATATCCACTTATGACATACGAAGTTGGTTCATTGTTTTCAACCTTACCTGTATCTGTATCAAGTGGTGTTCCTGTTATGACATATGTTGTGCCACTTAAATTGCCATATTTGGTTGAATATAGGTTAGTGCTGAAACCAGTGATTGCATAAGTTGTACTATCACCAGATACAGAATATCCCTTGTCAATTTCTGCTAATTGACCAGTGATTGCATATGAACTACTGTTTAAATTACCATACTTGGTTGAATAAAGGTTAGTGCTGAAACCAGTAACAACATATGTTGTAGTAGCAGCATTGAAGTTTCTAGCGGCATCAAGTTCAGCAAGTTGTCCAGTAATTGCATATACACCAGAATCAGCAATAAAGGTTCCAACTTTACTTAGACTTGTATCGAAACCTGTGATTGCATATGATGATGAACTTGCGGATACTACACCTGATTTAAGTAGTGCGGTGTAATCTAAAATATCTGAAAATGCTTGTGTTGGTGGGGTGAAATTATTTAAATATCTAGGTATGTATTTTGTAATGAGAAGATCATCAATGTACCCATGTATTCTATACGCACTTGATGCTTCACCAATATAAAGAGGTGCATTAATTATAGGTATTGTAGCAGTTATGCTTTCTTGAATACCAACTACATTGTTTTCTAATCCTAAAACTAATGTGGTTCCTGCTCTTTCAACAAAAACATGATATGTTACATCTGGTGATATTGATATTTGAGCTACAAAAGATTGTAACGATGCTCCGTCGCCGTAACTAAGACCTAAATAAAACGTCCCTGCAAAATTTACAATATAAAACCAGAATGAAGTTGATGCTCCACCACCATCACCTCTACTTACAATTGTTCTATATTCGCCATGTGCTGGTAGAGAAGATAAATTTACAAATGCCTGTATTGTAAAACTATTATTTTCAAAGTCGAAATCTGTACTATTAGGCACAGATAAACCATCAGTCGATCCATTAAAAAATGCAGATGCTGTGCCAAATCGTTTAACCCCAGTTTTTGTTACTGGAGTACCTATTCTAGATACAGTTTTTCCAGTAATATCAGTAAATGTAGTGCCATTATCTGCACCATCCATATGCATGCCAAGAGAAACATATTGTCTCCAAGGATCATCTTTATAGATGAGATAATAACCAGCAACTAATTTATTTACAATGTGATTTTTTGTCGATACACCACTTAGGGTATATGACGATGGGTTTGCATTTACTGAATAGTCTTTATCTATTTCTGCTGCAAATCCGGTGATTGAATAAGAACTCGTGGAGAGTTTTGCCGAAATTACATTAGATGTTCCGTATCCAGTTTGATAGTATGAACTTGGACTTGATGGTAGATAGTGTTGCTTATCTATTTCAGCAAGTTGTCCAGAGATTGCATATGCACTAGAATTAATACGTACTGCAATACTGTTACTTGTTGAAAGACCAGTTAAGTTAGTTACACCAGCAGCACAATTTATACCATGACCAATTGTGAATGAAGTGTTTGCATTGCCGGTTAATGAATATGTTGTACTTGTGGCATTGAAGTTTCTAGCAGCATCAATTTCTGCCAATTGACCAGTTATGGCATAAGTTGTAGTTGCGGCATTGAAGTTTCTAGCAACATCGATCTCTGCCAATTGGCCATTGATTGCATATGTGCCTGTACCAATGAGTGTCGAATGACTCTTGACTATATTTGCAAGTTGTCCAGAAATTACATATGTTGTGCTTGCAGAATTAAACAGATTCGATCTAGCAAGATGTCCGTTATTACCACTTATGAGGTATGTTGTACTTACTGCATTAATTTCTTTTGGTGGAGAACCTAAGAATGCATCTGCACCATTAATAACAAGTGTAGTAGCATCACATGCTAATATTTTTGCTACTGCTTGAAGTGTTTGGAATGCATCATTCTGGAATGCATTTTGTTGGAATGCTGGATCAGTATGAGTCGATTCTAAAGTTGCATCTACCCCACTTATTGCATATGTGGTTGATGCAGAATTAAATACAGAACCTTTTGGAAGATTATTCGCAAATCCAGTTAATGATAATGTACCAGCAGATGCAACAACTGCGTATCCTCTTAATAAATTGGTGTTTGCATTTCCTGTTAATGTTAATGCACCAGCATCATTGGAATATCCTACTGGTGCTATGGTTTCGTATATGTCGAAACCAGTTACTGTAAAATACGCTGGATCAGTCGATAGGGTTCTTACTGCTGCCGTTGATATATCGGTGCTAGAAATGGGAACACTAGAGAGAGGGGTAAATCCAAACATATTTTAGTCTGTTTTTATTGTTATGTTATATTTATAAAATAGAAAAGCACCATGACGGTGCTTTCTATAGTTTCATTCACATTTAACAATGTTACTTCTCGATACGAAGTTCTAATTCTTTTATTGCTTCAATCAAAAACCCAATTATTGCATTGTAATTTACTGATTTCTTATCATCAACATCATTAACCAATTCTGGCAAAAATTGTTCAATTTGTTGAGCAATCACACCATATGATTTTCTACCAGTAGTTTTCCAATTGAAACTTACACCTTCAATCTGCTTGATAACATCTAAAGCATTTGATATAGGAGAAATATTTTCTTTAAGACGTTCATCAGATGCAGTATTCATGTTTGTTGCATATAATGTATTATCACCAGAAGTGTAATACATGTCAGATGCATCTACCCGTATATCATCAAACGTACCAGATGTTGAAGTTGTCATACCTAGATAATAGGTAGTAGCAGACGACACATCAGACAACTTAGGAATTTGTGCAGGTAGTGTGCAAAATACATCAGATGTTCCAGACAATGAGATTGCTGAACCACCTGAACTAGATGATAGAATAGTAGAACGAGTAAGGGTGCTGGAATTATAAGTTCCAGACCCTACTTCCCACATGTTACCACTTACTATACAATAGTAAACAACAGTACCATCAGAAAAGGCAGTAGCAAATGTGCGATACCCTGTTGCAGCACCTGCTAATGTTATTGTCCCTGATCCTGCTGTTGTAGTGGTCTCTTTGACTCTATCAGCAACAGAAGGCATGTTATTAAGCTAGGGTAAAGATCGTTCCTGGGTTAGCGTTGTTGAACTTGACAGTGAATGTTTCACCATCGAGCAACGAAATGCTTGAACCATAATCCCACCATGCAACTAATGCATCAACAGGTGATGTTGCGCTGTCGTTGTAAAGAACGACATAACGGAAAGGACCAATAGTACCACCCGATGCTGTATAAACAACTTGTGCTGCCTGAACAGTAGTTGTACCAGTTGTCTCAAACAATGCGTTAATTGATGTAGGATAACCACCAGTTGTATAACCGTTTTGTTGAGTAATCTGAGTAACTTCACCCAAAATAGTTGTGCCAGCAGTGATAGCACTGTTTGAAAGAGCAACCCTGAAAGTGTGTGTTTGCCAAACGTGAACACCCTTCATCAATTGTTCTGTGAAGTCATTAATCTTGTTATATGTTGCCATTGTTTATCTCCTGTTGTTGAGTACTACATAATATTTATATATTATTGATTTTTATTCTTCATTAACTATGGGTTTCGTCAATGTTGCATGTAAATCTTGTGCTGCCTCTTTATAATTATTTAGGGCAAATTGAACATATTCTTGACTTCTAGTACCTAACTCAGGTGCATAAGAATATCCCCAAATTGCATCAAAATTGCATGTAAACCCTTTCGGATTCCATTTCTTGTCAGTATGTGGTGCTTGTGTATTGCGCCATTCCTGTTTCAAATAGTAATAAAACATCTCAGCAACTGGAGGCCAAGCATGTGTCATATCACCATAGGCACGATTGCTTGCCCAATGTGGTGTAATAATTAATGCTTTTGCACCAGGTTTCATTACACGATACAGTTCATTCATGAAATGTACTCGTTGTTGTTGAGTCAAATGTTCAAGGAAATGTGCAGCATATACTTCATCTACACTGTTATTTTTCCATGGCCATTTTGCAGTGCCGATATCCAATACAACATCAACCCCTTCCATCTTGTATTGATCAACCCCAACAAATCCTTCTTGTTTCTTACCACCGCAACCTAAATCCAATTTAAGGAAAGTCGGAGTTTCTTTTACTGTCTTTTTTCTCGTTACCATATTTTCACCTCACTTATTTACCAAACCATATCAGGAATGCCACCACGTTTGCCGTCGTAGTCATAATGACCAACCTTAACCGAACAATCGATAGCACATCTATATCCATTCTTTCTTGCATCAGACCAAAAATAAAGATCTTGTGTTCCGACACCATTTTCAGTGTTTGTTTTAAACCAAGGTTTTCTAAGTTTTGGATCTTTGAACATATCCAATCTGAATACATTAAATCCCATTCCAGTACCAGCGCATTCCACTAATCCACCATTGGGATCAGGTAATTGTGGACGAAAATTCAATACTGGATCCTTGGGATCGCCCCAAATTTGAGCACATCCCCCCGGCCCTTGAGTGAAATACAATCCGCCAATGCAGGCAAACTCAGGATGGGCTTCCATTTGCGCGAGTAATTTGACGAGACCATCAGGTGGTGGTAAATTGTCATGTTCGAGTGTTAATATGTACTTAAATTGTGAAAGTTCAGGATGATCTAAAATGCTTTGAATACATGTTGAAAATGCGTCACCCACTTCCATACCAATTGCAAACAACCTAACGAATTTCGCATTAGGTGGTGGATACATGTTTAACCAAGAGGCAACAATCTTTGTAGGAATCTGACCAAATGCAGGTACGATTTGAATACACGACATGTCTTTATAAGACTTTTCTTTTTTCAAACGACTTACAGTTTGGGATAAATCCGCACCATGTTGTCCTTCGTCATATGACGATATAATTTGTGGCATCATTTGCATAACTTAATTGCTCCTTCAATTAATAATATAGATATTTATTACGGTTCAACTGGTGGTTCTTCAGGTGGTGGTTCTTCAGACGGCACTTCAACTGGTACAGGTGGATTATCACGAAGGTTTGCTAGATACATATATATAGAATGTAAAAGAACATACGCTTGCATGTAATTACTTGTACCAATGATGTCTCCAGTTGCTGGATTTAATAAATTGAATGTTGTATTTGGATCGTTGAACATTTCATTTATGTGTCCAACGTGTTTCGTCATATAACGACCATCACCCATATCGACTGCTTCTTCTTCATAAAATGTGATTTGTGGAGTAAGTCCAAGTCGATTATCAATTGCAACTTGATATGCACGTTGCCATGATGTTGATGTTCCCGTAGATTCTTTATAATTTGTCATATTAATTCCTTATACTGTTCCTGATATTGCATGCCATGAAGGTGGTCTTGCTGCAAGACTACTGTTCCCTCTAAGATTGCTAAATGCGATTGTGGCAGGAAGTGCGGTAGTCGATGCAGAAAAGTAACCAACACCAATCGGCCACTGTATTGATGCGGTCGCTGCCTGATTCCAAAGACCGGAAACGCTTGAATTCAATTGACTGACAAGAATTTGACTGAATGAACATCCATGACTAGATGTTGATGTTCTAATTCCTACTGCAACAAAATATCTATTTTGATTAAGTTGCGTAGTAAATGGAACTGTAAGAAGTCGAATTCCTCTTTGATTTGAAGACGAGTTATTACCAGCATATGCCATTGTTATTAGAGTACTCAATGTTGCAACAGATGATAATGTGGAACCGTTTTTAGTATAAGCACCCCAATATAAAGAAATTGATAACGTGCCAGTAGAGTTTGACGCATTTGAGAAATACAATGGAAATACAAGTCTATTCATAGACAAATAATCATTAAGTGGAATAGGGTTAACCACCAATGTTGCTTGACCATGTATTCCTGCTACGTTTACTGCTTCGTTATATGGATGCCAGAATGTTTTAGTAAATCCCACAGCACCTGCAGATATGACTACTGTGCTGCCATTGCCTGATAGTGTGATGCCATTACCGCCACTTAAATATATTGTTCCACCTGCAGAAGGTGCTACAGTGTTTGCACCAACTGTGTTACCCAACAATGACACATTATTAGGTTGCCCACTCAATGTGATGCCGTTTGATGCAAACGTGCCAGATACGTTATATGCATTTGCGCCAGCAGTGACTGTTGATACTGGTAAGAAATTACTACCAGCATTAGACAGCATTGCAGTTGTTAAATAGTTTCCAGCAACAATGCTGATAGTTGCCACACCAGCACCCTGTGCCATATTTAACGTAATTCCATTGCCACCTGCAAAATATATATTAGTTCCAGACGCAGTACTCTGACCAGCAGTATTACCCGCAAAGGTAAAATATTGTGCATGACCAGAGTTCCAGTCTGACGGTCTTACTAATGATGTAGCAGTACCGTCAGCAACAGTTTGAGTTTTAACGTGATATAGTGCCATTGGTTTTTATTATTGTTATGGATACCTAATATTTATGTCATATGTTCTCTTAGAAAACTCATTAATTCGTCATTATCTCTGAAATAGTAATCATGCTTTTCTTCATCATTCTTGGTGAATTCAAATTTAATGATTCCAAATTCCTTGTTTTGGTATAGGTTATAGAGGAACATTTGATACTGTAACCATCCTCTTTGTTTCACCACTTCCCAACCAATATCATTCTCACGTTTCTCTTTGAAATACCGATCCCATACTACATATACATCTGCAATTTTATCAACAATGATGCCTAGTTTTCCTGCAGGATAGGTATATACATCACCAATCATTGACATTAACAGATATACCTTATTGATATCTCGATCAGGATTCATTCTTAGATCTTTCATCAAAAGTGGACGATTACGAGTGGCGATTTTCCATTTGGTAACATCGTCATCGACATATCCATAGTGATTCAACCATGTCATATCCATTAACATTGCGCCTTCAACAAACGAATTAATGTCATATCCAGGATGTTCATGCAATACACCATAGAATTTGATGTTTCCGTTATTCTTGAACATTCTCACAGGTAATTCTTTGTCTGGATCACCATTAGATGTTCGTGCTTGACGTTGCTGAATCGCAATACCATCAAAGAATTCTGTATCGGAGAAATACCCAAGAAACTGAGGATTCATTGCAACTTCATCAGCATCGATATAGAATATCCAATCTCCTGTTGCCTTTGACATTGCAAAGTTTCTTGCTGCACCGAAGTTTCCGACACCATCTTCTTCTTCAAATCGATGGTCGTAAATCTTGTCTGTGAATTTTGCTGCAATCTGTTTTGTTGAATCTGTTGAACCAGTATCGACAATGATAATTTCATCTGATATGAGTTTTACAGACTTCAAACATCTTGACAGATTATCTTCCTCATTCTTGACAATCATGCAAGTAGAAATTGACTTGTATGGACGTGTCTTAAATGCCTTCTCTAAGTAATTGATTTTGTGTATCTTTCTAGGACTAGATGGAGAATATTTAAATCCAAATGTCCAAGTATCAAGAGGTTCATTATGCAAACCCGTCATTTGTGTTCCTGCACGAGTGACAAACAATCCATCAAATTCTTGGAAGATATGTTTAATGTCTGCATACTCAAAATGATGAATGTGTTTAATATCTTTTTCTGGTGAATATCCTCTGGTATATGAAATTTGTTCCCATGGACCATATGGCACTGAGAAAATGACATTACAATTCTCTGCACACTTACGCAAAATACTTTCGATGAACGCATATGGATCACGCACATGCTCCATAATCTCACCAGCAAAAATCATATCAACTGGTTCAATTTCAAGAGAGTCAAGATCCGTTACATTATGCAAATAAAATTCATTCTGTGGGAATTTACAATTTGCCTTATACACATCAAGTGATGGTTTGTGGGCATCAACACCAATAACCTTTTTAATGTTAGGTAAATTTCGTTGTGCGGCAGAACTCATCATGCCTGTGTTACATGCAACATCTAACACTGTATATTGTCTAGTCTTTGGTAAATGTTTCTGTAAAAATTCAACCAAATGCCCAATGCGTTTGTTATATTTTTCAGGTTCTGCATCAAACACCGGATTGTAATTCTGTTCATAATCAAGATTGCTATTGACACTTACATCAATATAATCTTTGAAATTTCCAAATGTGTATTTTTCTGGCAAGATATCTTCTTCACCAAATACTTCATAACCTGCAACCACATCTGAATTATAAAATAATTTTGTCGCAACACCTTTTTGGTTCTTGTGAAACCTGTCCATAAACATTTTATCGAATCGAGCATTCCAATCTGCAGCAATTGCTCTCCACGAATAGTCTGCCATCTTTTCTTTGCCCAATTCAGACTGTGCAAACCAATATTCTTTATCATCATACAGATCAAACACCTTACTTAAAAACATGTCTTTGTACTTGTTTGATCCGACTTCTGCATCAATCAATGTATCTGTTTTTACTGTTTCTGATAATGCAAAATCATCTGTTGTCACGATCACACAACCTGTACCTTGCGCTTCAATAGCAGAGATGCACGAGATTTCTGGGAATGCTGTTGGATATAACATAACTCCACAATTTGAAAGTAAACGATACAATTCAATCTTGTTCAAGTTGCCATGATTCTTGATGTTTGGAGTCTTCTTTACCAATGCATCGATCATGTCATAAAATTCTGGTTCAATAACCATCTTTGCATTTTTAACATTTGAATCATATGCACAAATGTTAAGTGTTGCGTCAGGAATTTTCTTGAGGATTTCTGGCCACAGTTCTGTCAATAGATACCCAAGACCACGTTCTGGTCGAGAAATGTATGTAAAGTTTTTCAATCGTGTATCAATTGATGGTTGTTCTTTGTTCGCCAAAATAAATTTTGCCAACTCAGAATCATATCCATTTTTGGTTACATCAATATAACCACGGAAACTTGGATATTTGTCAATATAAATTTGTTTTTGATATTGTGACATATTGAAAATTTTATCAATTTGCCACATCTTCTTTGATAAATCCTCTGGTTGAGGCATGTCATGTAACCAAAGAATATTCATTTTAGAATCAAGTGGTTGCGTGGCAAAATCAATAAACCTTGAGATCACCATAACATCAAATGAATAAATGAATGCACGATTATTGAACACTTCAATGTCATGATATTGAACTCCACCATAAACTCCAGGTTTGTCACATGGACAGAATACAATAACTTCGTTGCCCAATCGTGCTAATTCTCGTGCCATATAAATCATGGCACTTTCAGAACCACCTAACGACTTCTCTTTGATCGAATCACCGTTAAACTCAATGCCAAGTGTGACGAACCCAATTATCTTTTTCATAACAAATCTCCATTATTAAAATTACGAAACTATTTATACGCTTAAACCATCGATCAATTCAGTAAGTGTGCTATATGCCTTTTCAGATTTTAGGATTGACTTTTCGGAAATGATTCCGACATAGGTGTTGCCTTTCTTCATGATATAGTTATCGCCAACTTTTGACACCTCAAATCCTTCTTTGATACATTGTTGAATGTTCTTTTCCAAACCAGTTTGTTTTGGTGAAGTCTCACGAGAATCTTCTGCAATGATCTTCACATTTTTCGCTTCAACCTTGACACCCTCTTTTATGGATTTGGTCTTTTTCTTGGTCACATCGAATTCCACCAATGGTTCGAACTCGATTGATTCTGTCAGTGGGGTGAAGATTTTTCCGTCGATGATGACTTCCAATCTTGATTCATACACACCAGATGGCATCACACCTTTCAACTTTGGTACTTTGACTTTAATGCTGTCACCAACATCTTCGCAGTGACATGCAATGTCATAATCTGGACCCTCGATCACAAACCGAATTTTTGCAGGTTTCTCAGTTGTGCCGAACACTTCCATGCCAAATTCTAGTTCAGCATTTTCAGTTAGTGCTAATTTTGCAAGTAGTGCCATAGTTTATTTCCTTATCTTTACAAAGATGTTTTTGATATTTATGCCTGTTTTTTGAACGAAAACTTTAATGTCGTTCAAAATTGTTACCTTCTTGAATGTTGCAATTATCTTTTCTAGTGACTTACCGATTAATCCCGATACCTCTCTACGCTCTTCCCACTTCTTGTCTTTATATCTTATGCGAACAATAATCTCATATCGTTGCTCTGGGAACCAACCTCCACCGCCAGTATCAACTGGTCTAACAATTACCTCTACTTCAAATCCAAATCCCTGAGTAGCGAATCCAAAAGTCGACCAACCTGGACCCACACCCTGAGTTGCTATTTGAAATACGTCAACCATATATAGTACCCATGTGTATGAAATGTTTGAAAATACTTTGAATATGTCCACGATTATCAATTGCGTTTGTCACTCTACATATCTTATTTGTATAAACGCAATCTTTTTCCTTAATACATTGGCATTCAAGTATTTTCCAACCTCTTTGCTCACACTGATTTAACCATTCAGTGTAGTTGTAGATAAATTGTGTCATATCCTTGTTACAGTAGTACTATTACTATCTCCAGAAATTTGTTGTTGTATCGCAGCACCAACAGTTCTTGCAGTCTTAGTGACAATCAACGGTTTGGTAGGATCTAAACCATGCATTCTATAAATCTCTGTAAGCATAATTGCTTGTGCTTCCGTTAATCCATTTTGTAGTGCCATGATTGCAGTCAATTCAGGTGTTAATTCTGTTCGTACTTGATCTGCAATTGCTGCCGCACTTGGTTTTGTATAAAGGTCATGACCAGCAGTGCCAGATGGATATGACGATAAGTCAGATGCCCATGGATCGCCAGCAGCACCAGCAGAATTAAGTTTCGTACCTGCAGCATCTGGACCATGTGATGCAAAATTGGTATCACTCCAAACTGCATCTCTAACCTCATCTACTGTACCAACACCACCACCCGTTGTAACCGTATCAACCAAATTAGATACAGTTAACATAATACGCACATTAAATGATCCCAATGTATTTACAAAAGGATCAGAACCATCTCTTGCATATAAGTTGCCAGATAACACTAATGTGTGATTGCCCTCATATGGGCGAATCTTCCAACCATTTTCGATGAAGTATGTAGTACCCAAGTATCTACCACCTGGAAGTGGATCACCACCAAGTACAGACATTGCCTGTAGATATTTTGAATTATCATCTACAAGTAACCAATCTTTCCATCTGGAATACATGTCTTTTGCATCGACTGTAGTAGTTCCAGAGGAAAGTATGATTAGTTTATTAATACCATCAAATGTATATGCCATTTATTAAATATTTTGATAATTTCTTTCAAGAGGTGCAACGAGAGACACTGAGTTTGCTTTCGATTTAGCAATGGTTCCTGTTGCCTTAACATATTGACCAGTAGAAAGACCTAATGCAACAGCAGTCACACCAGCATTTGTTCCTGCTGTTCTATCACCACCTGCAGTCTCATTATCGTAATCAAATGTCCATGTTACTGATGATGCTGCATCAATATCATCTGTGATATCTGTACCGTCTTTGTTCTTAACTAATTTAGCACCATCCTCACCATAGTCATTGCCTGCACCAGTTAATGTGGTGTAGAACAACCAGTATTTTGCACTTGCATCATTCTTCAAGTTGTCACCGAAGTTCAATGTCACTGTAGCAACATATGGGTGTGTTACTTTTGTACCAACTGCATCATAGAACTCAATGTCGTTTGTGTCAGCAGAATTGAATGAGTCGATATACACACCATTGTATGTAACCAACGTGTCACCCACGAATCGTAAAAGAAGGTCTGCTGTTTTACCAATAACAGATGCACTTGCGTCAGCATCAATGTCTGTTGCTTGGCGTAGTTGATACTGAATCTTTTCATACACTTGGGCACGAACAGCATCACCTGATGCAGTAGCACCAACATCAGTGTCTGCATCAATAACAACAGTAAATGGGAAGTATGTTGAACCAACTAATCTTTCACCTTCATATGCTGACCAATTTGTTGCATATGAACCACCAGTAATTGGTTGTGTGGATGCATCAGAAGTATGACCAAGAATACACTTGTACCAACGATTATTTGTACCCTTAACAACATCAGCAACGGCATATACTGTTCCTGTAACCCAATCGCCACGAACATTATAGAGAGTATCGTCTGAATGACGAAGGTATGTGATATTGACTTCAGTGTATGGAGTTAAAGTTGAAACATCTGTATCGTCATGTGTGATCTTTAAGTCAACTGCGTTTGATAATGGGAAACGATATGCTTGATATGTCATCGTTGCAGCACCAATTTCTGTGTTAGCAGACTGTGCATATGTTCTTTGATATTCACGCAAGAAGATTTTGAAATAAGTACTGTAATCAAACCCATCAACCGTGCTTCCATCGCCATTAGGATCATAATAAATTTGAACTGCCTGATTGACGTTGTTTGTCAATTTGAAATTCGTTGGTGATCCACCTGCGGTTTGTTGAAAATATGACTGGTTGGTGTTATCAGCAAATGCACCCAAGGTGATGATGCCTGCCCATTTTTCAGTAACAGCACCAGAAGTATTAACGACTGACCAACCACCTGTTCTTAGCAATTCAACTGTCGTTGCTGAACCAGCACCAGAGGTCTCTGTCTTATCCCAGTTCCAACCATTAACCATTTCAAATTGTTCGTCAGTAATTGGGCCCATTGGGAATGGAAATTTAACCAATGTTACATCTGTACGCCAAACTTCTTTCAACTTTGAATACACGCATTTGATAGTCGCCCCATCCTGATTCATTGCACCTACTGCTTTTAATGCAATTCTCTTATTGGTGTAATCAATGATAAGTTCATTGACAGTACTGGCAGCAAACAGTGTCGCCAAATCTGTCCCTGCTACATAAGTTAGATCATCGGGATCTGTGATTGGTGCTGAGTTATATACTGCCATAATGGTGCTCCTTTTTAATGATTGTTATATTTATGGATTGAGATACTGTCTGTCTCTTTGTTGTTGAACTGGTATAGATTGATTGCTTGCCCCTAATGTGATGCCTTCCAATCTGATTGGAATATAATCTAATGAGTGAATCACAATATAAACTTCTGTATCTGCATAGTAGTCATAATTCAATGTATATGTCGTACCAGAATTCTCAGTACCACCCAATTCAAACAAGTCTGATGTTCTATACACACGAACCTCAGTATTAGTTTTCAAACCAGTCAATGTTAATGATGCAGTTGAATATGCATAGTTGTAATCTGTGCTAGTATCAACTTCTGTGAATAATCTGAATGAGTTCAAACGACTGGTTGGTTGTGGAGCAAACACGAATGCTGTATTAACTGCAGTGATTGTTGAATGCCTGCCTGCAATAGGAACAGAACCTGACGAATTTGTCAGTGCTACGTTCGTTGCAACCAATGAGTTGTTATAGTTTGTAGCAACTGCAATTTGTGTACTACCAATCACCTCTGAAACATAATATATTGTTCCAGATGTGATACCACCGAATGTAGCACCAATCAAGACAACACCACATCCAACAAAGAAGTTTGCATTTGATGCTAATGTGATAAGGTTATTTGTTCCAGTGATTGATTGTGATCCTGTACCCGCATGTGAAATGTTTACTAACCATGTACTACCACTACCAGAACCACTAATGTTGCTGATGATGTATGTGCCAGCAGTAACACCTGTGCCTGTCAATTTCATGCCTTCAGCAACAGTACCACCTGTCTGAGTACCAACAGTGAAGGTTGTGCCAGTAATGTTCGAACCTGTAGTTGTTGCAGTAGCATTGGTTGTTGCAGTTGCTGTGGAATTCATTGTTCCAGAATAGATGGTATTTGTAGGCAACCATTCACCAGTAATGTCTGTTGCAATCAATGTTCCCGTAACACCTGTGACAATTTCGTCTGCCACTACCACTGCTGTTGCTGTTGGTGAGGTAATTGCGTTTTGAATAGTCCAACCAGGAACAAATTGACCAACTTTGGCTGCATACTTTAGACCGTATCTTGCTGTGATTCTGAATTTTGGTTTAACTCCTATTGATGGAGAAATACCAGTTTCAGCAGCAAGATTATTCATACCATCAAACCCATTTAACTGCTTCCATGTGCCACTGTAACCAGAACCTTTATCCAGATCATATTCAATCAATGCACACAATGACGTTGTTAGGTTCAACCCTAAATCTGTTGAGTAGATATGCGGTAATCTCTTGGTAAATCCAGTCAATCCTTTGATGAAATGAGTCCATTCAATTACAACTTGTTCTCCAGCGTTTGTCAAAGCGAGGTTTCCGTCATTGGTAAAATATGGAACACCAGATGTAATTGTGTATGGTTTAGATGCCTTGGATGATGCTATTAGTCTTACGTCTAAGCAACCTTTGTTCTGTGTTCCATACGTGAACTCATGGAACATAGAGTCATATACTGCTTGACTTGTTATCTGCAAACCACTATATGTTGGTTCTGTACTTAAGTTCCACGTGTTTGCGTTATATATAGGATAAGGATTAGCACCAAATACTCCACGCATTTGAGTGTCTAATGATTGTGAATACCATGCACTTCGTGACTGACGATTTGAACGAATGTTTTGATATTTTACACCTACAGATGCGTTTGTTGTATTAACAGTATCTAAATAAAACGCAGTAATATATGGGCGAATGTTTATGACATCAATATTATGGAGATACATGTTGTATGCTGGTGATGATGTGCAAATATATCCAGCAGATCCGTTTATAGTGTAGGTCGAATCTTTTACGTTTACGTTAGTAGCACCAGTCGTTCCTAATACCAACATCCCATGATGAATTTGTTTTGTATTGTATGGTTGATAATTTGAAACTGTCACGTTTGCAGCAGAAGTGCCAACAGAAATTATAGGATCACCTGCACCAGGAGTCATAGTGCTAAACAATTGGTTTTGGTCTGTTGGTGTAAATGATGAACTTGCACCAAGATGCAAATGCGCCCAAAGTTGTGATGTTGGTACTGCTAGTAAGTTTGTTTCAATACCTCCACCACCATCAATATTCCATCCGTATAATCCGTTTGATGGGTTCAATAACTGCTGTGGGAATAAGTAAATTGGATATGTGGTTGTAGCAGCAAGTGCGTTACCAGCAATCGTTGTTGGTATTCCGCTTGTGCGTGTGACAGTAGCATGTGCAACTTGAATGTTTGATCCCATTGCAGGTATTGTAATTACTGCGTTTGTTGTTGCCGCAGTTGTGGTAAACGTTACTGAGTATCTTGTCCATTGGTTTGTCAATGTTTTGGTTTCAGATGTTGTGCCTAAATCCATCTTCATCGTAATGTATGAAGTGTTGTTAGGAATGTTTGCACGAGCATAGATTGCAAATGTATGACTTGTGCCAACACCAGTTTGAACAGTTTGAGTAACTGTGCCATTGTTTGCAGTTGCCACCATTGCTACAGCACTTGCTGTAGCATTACCGTTAAGTCCAAGGAAGTTATCATATGGTGCAAGTTGTCCAGATGCGTTTGTCACTGTAACACCAGATGCAGTCCATGGGGTTGTTGCTATTGCTTGTGATTGTAATGCATTATTCATATACATCACAGGTGCTTGTGGAATACAAGTAATTTCTGGTAATTCAAACCCAACAACAAATCTCAATGTTTGGTTTGAAAATGTATTTGTATTGGCAACAGAAACTGTCATTGAAGTGTTACTATCAACAGAAACAACCTGACAATCCATACCGACGTTAGAACCATACACATACATATCTGGTGCTGGACTGAAACCAACATATGTTCTATTTGTGCCTCTATTAACTACATCAGCAGTTAGGTTTGCAGAGAGACGAACAGTATCAAAGTCGATTACTTCTGCAACAGTTGTTCCTACTGGAATACCCGCGCCTGTAACGATTGATCCTGGAATAACACCAACAGCATAAAAGTTGAAAGACAGTGATGAAATAATGTCAGTACCATTCTTACCTTCAATGTCATACGAATAGTTCCAGTAATAGAAACCGGTAGTTGGGTTTGGAATATTTGTAAATGTTGTAGTTATAGTTGATGCTGATGCAGTACCAGAGCAGTTTGCAACAGTTTGACTGCCAGATAATTTTCTCACTCGATAATGATATGGAGTATCTTTTACAACACCAAACGTATCGTCAATTAGTGCACCAGTACTACCAGTGCCTAAGGTAGTTCCCAATAGCGTGGTTTCGTCTCTTGCAGTGAAACCTTCGGTTGTTGATCTGAATATTTGATATGCATGTTTGTAGATTGTCAATGTTCCACCAGTAGTGTCTTTCATTGCTGGTTTATTGATAACAAATGTTGTAGCATTGGTTATGCTTGTAACTATGACCGCAGCTACGTTAGAACCAACTGCTGGTGTTCCAAAATATACTGCTCCTGCTGCATTACAGTTACCTTGGTTAAGAGTGATGACCGCACCGACATATAATGTTGCAGTTGATGTGCATGTAACTGTTGTGCTTCCTGCAGTCGTTGCAACAGAGGCAATAGTTGCACCTGCAGTTGTGTATGATGTTGCCTGATCCAACAATGAGATTCTGTTCCACACTGGATAGACACTTTCAGTCAATGTCCATGTTGGTGTGCCTGCAGTAATATCAGCAGTGTATGCAAACTTGCCAGTCTGTGTAGAGATTACACCAACAGCATTACCATTGTTGGTCATACTAATCCAATGGGTGTAATCTGGTAGATATTTGATTGATCCCCATGTTACAGATGTAGCAGTATTTGATGTTGATACTACGTAGCACTGACTTGCATTCAATGCAACAGCAGCACTCACCATTGGGTTTGCAGTATTGAGTGGTGGTGTTCCTGCTAATAATACGAATGCAGTACCAGTGTATATGACCTTGTTATATACCATGCCAGCAGGTAATGTTGGCGCAGTACCTGCAGTCCATGCCACACCGTCTGCTGAACATGCTGTAGGACCAGTTGTTGATGATGAAGATATTGCACAAAATGTGCCATTACCATATGCGACAGATTGCCATAAACTTGATGCATGTGCACCACCAGCAGTCCATGTTGCACCGTCATTTGACCATGATGTTGCTGTACCAACTGCTGAACCACCAGCAATTGCAACATATCTACCAGCACCACTAGAGGCAACATCAATCCATTGTGCAGATGCCAATGTTGTTGCTGCAAATACAATCGAACCGTTTGTGATAGTTGCTCTAGTTCCTGCTGTTGATGCAACACCACCACCAGCAACGCCGACCCATTTGTTTGTTGCTTGTGAGTTATCAAATGCAAGAGATTGCCATGTTGCGGAAGCGGGAGCAGTTGTTACTGTTGACCAATCTTTGCCATTGGTTGAATATGCAACTATCGTTGATGCAACACCACCACCCTGAATTGCCATGAAATAGTTTTGTGTTGGACACCAGATAACATTCCGCCATTGTGTTGTGCCAGCAGATTGCGGCATCATGTATGTTGTCCATGTTGCACCATCATCCTCTGACACTATACAAGACGATCCTGAAACTGCACCATCAAGAATAACCCAAACTCCATTACCATATGCCATAGTAGGTGCAATGGTTGTTGACCATGCAGGCAATGCACCCATTCTCTGTGGCATCAATTTATATTTTTCTGGTGCTGACATAACAGCACACATTTTCATACCGTCAATATAATTGGTTGTATCAGCAAAATTATGCGAACGATATGATCTTGTCTTGAACCAATACTTTGTATCATTTGCCAAGAATGTAGCGTTTTCAGGATCGGTGAATGCGCGATAACCAGAAATCCAACCGTATCCTTCATTATTGAGACCAATCTTATGTGTAATATTTGAAACAGTAATACCATTGACAGCAGATGCAGTCAAAACGTCTGACATGTTATATATTTTGATGTTGCTATATGTCTGATTCAATCCAGACACTGATGTAGAAATTGCATTAGCATATGGTCTAGTTCTTGGATAACTACCAACAGCAATCACTTTCAACCCATTGACTGTTACATTGTTTGAGTATGATGTACTAAATGCACCACCAGTACCAGTACCTAGAGCAGGGTTTGTGTTTGATCCAGTTATTAAATGACCGCCATGGGTCAGAACAATATTTGTGAATGATGCATTTGAAATGTATGGCCAAGCTATAGATGAAAATGTCGATCCAGAGGCTTGATTATTAGACACGTTCATTCTGTGTTCGCGCATTACCCAAACACCATAATATGAAATTGTTGTAGCACCGTTTGTGTGAGCAGCAACTGATATTGTTGCAGTAGTGTTGTTTGTAATTGACGAAATTACACATGCATGTAATCCTGCAGTACCTGTAATCAATACACCAGGAATCAACGCATTGGTTGCTGGTGTTGTGAGAGTTGTGCCTGAAACTGATCCAGCAGCAAGTGCCGTGGGTGCTGCTGCTAAACACATGTTAGATGGTCGTAATCCAAACGCAACATTATTCAATACTACCTGATAACATTCTGCTGCGTAAGGTACATATGCACCACCACAATTAGTTATTGTCAATGCTGCTGCTTGTGTATAGTTACTATATGATTCACCGAACAAACACTTATCAAATGAGAATACACCACCGAATGGTGAATAGAAATAACATCCAGCGTTTGTTGAACCATAGTTTGATATTTGAAAGTTTGGTGTTGATATGTCAGTCAATAGAATGTTCTGAACACGAATCCTTGCACCATTAGGAGGAATCGCACCGTTTGTACCATCACCAAATCTTAGTGTTGTTGTATATTGCGAACAGATTGGTAATATTCCAATCATGGGGATATTTGCGAATGTGTTGGCAGCACTTACTGTTTGGTTAGTAGTGAAAATTGTTGAACTGATAATCTCTTGAACAAACGTCAATGCTGCTAAACCACGACCTGTGATCCATGTTCCTGGCACTAATCCAGCAGTTGAATCGCATTTGATCACGTTAGTGTTTGGAACCGACTTACAATTTGCTAGATTCAAATATTGAACTGCAGACTGATTGAAATCTTGCGTGAAACAAGTGCCAGCATCGCCATTTGAAACTGACTTGAATCCATTACGAATGTATTTGAATGTTTGGAAATCAGATGCACCTGTCACATTGACCCATGGTTCATATACACCAGTACCATTACCTGTTTCTACTTCCAGAGTTGGAATGTAATCACCATAAACATAAGGTGATGTGAATGTCTGTCCAGATGCGCCAGTAGATGTACCGATTTGAATATAGTCGCCAGCAACTTCAACAACAGACAATCCAGATGCAGCATTGATTGTGTTTAGTGCTGCTGCTGTTGTGACTTTATTTGTTACGAATCGAATGGGTGTGCTTGTGCTGGTATTCTCGATGCGTAATTTACCATTTGTAATTACACATGCTGTTGCACCAGAGACTGCTTTTACTTGATCTGTATTGACTGTTAGTATTGCACCGTTGTTGATTTGAACTGTGTCACCAGTCATTATCTTTGGTTCAATCCAAAACACACCAAGATATACGCCTGATGTAATAACAGATGGTGTCCAGTTAATACCATCCGTTGAGAACGCGGCGTTTGTTGATGAAACAGTCAATGCCACAAACATTTGGCGACCATCCCAAGGTGCTTTGCCACCACCGACGAGCCAGTTAGCAGACGCAGGTAGTGTGGTAGAAGTCCAAGTTGCCCCATTGTCTGTTGAATATGCAGACGCATCACCTGACCCAGGAACAACAACCCATGTACCATTTGCTCCACCCATACTTGCCCATGATATTTTTGACCATGCAGCAGTTGATGGCAATGCATCAGTTATCAATGTCCAACTTTGTCCATCAGTACTGGTGTAAATGTCTCTTGATCCGTTGGCAATCAGAATGAATGTGCCGTTGTAGTATTTCAAGTCAGACCAGTTTAATGATGCAGGGAGAGTACTTGGACTCCATGTAGCACCATCATCTGTTGAATATGCACTTGATGTTGAACTAGCAGCAACAGTAACGAATGTGTTATTACCGAATGCAACCAGGTTCCATGCTGCCGCAGATGGTAATGTCGATACTGTCCAGTCTATATTTGCACGAGGTCTGAAATATGCTGCTGATGTTGTTGAGGTGTTGATAGTGACGAAGGTGTGATTACCAAATGCACACCCTTTCCATGCTGCACCTGCTGGTAATGCTAATGTTCTATTGACTGCACCACCAGTTGCTTCAGGTGATGTTGTTGCCGTTACTGTTCTGTTTGCAGCAATAAACACTGCCAATTCATCACCAAAAGCAAATCCAGTCCATGCAACAGCAGCATCATTTACGTTGCTATAAGAAGTCCATGTGAATCCATTTACTGATGAATATGTATTTCTTGAGGATACAATTGGTGCATAAAATCTGTATCCTACTTCGTCAATGTTTTGATTGGTTGTTGCAACATATGCAGTCATTCGTACACCTCAGGCCAATTATTTTCAATATCCAACGTCTCAGGAAACTCCAGATTTTCTGCCTGTTCCTTTAGTTGTTCAGCATAATCATATATAGATTGCTCTTGCATCATCTGACTAAAATATATACCAACTGCCAAGTCAGGTGTCATTAGAACTTTCTCACCCGTCATTGTTTTCCACATGATGTTTTTTGGTAAATTACTGCCAGCCATCACCAATGCCAATTGCTGAAGTTTTGAGTGTGTATCAGAATGAAACCAATATGGTCCTACTTTACAACCACCATTGTTGGTTTTTATGTCTCGGATTTCTTGTATGCGTTTCCATACACCATCAAAGACGTCTATTCGGGCATTATTGATCTGACCAAACTCACCATTCGCTGCTCGCGTAAATAGTTCTCTATTATATTCATCAGTATCATCACTGTGTGCAATGAATGGTACTTCTGAATCATGGTCCACAAACTTAACGATCAAACTAATTGAGGATCTTGTGCGCCATATTGGATTTGATGCATATTCATAATTCATGATATTTCCAGCACTGTTAGGTAATGTAATATTTATAACACTAGATAAGCAGGAAATCCCATATTCATCAAGGATTCGATTAATGCTGCAGGTGTTGATTTTGTTGTGGCAGACAACATTCTGCTCTCAGTCAACGTGCAATTAACCAACTCAGCACATTGCCATATTGCATCTTCCCCGTTTTTCAAGATATTGAAAAACCCTTTAATTGCTTCCCATTTTGAGTACTTTTCGCCTACCTTTGATAGTGCATATTCTTCTGTTGGTTTATCCCAATATGCTGCACCGCAAGGAATCCAATAAAATGGTGTTTGTGCTGATAGTGGATATATTCTTACTTCAGGTTGAACTGCCTCTATAACAAATACTCTATCACCAACAACCCAAGCAATGCCAATGTGATGATACTCAGATCTAGTAAAGACACGAATTGCCTGAACTTGAAGGTCATAAAACGAACCCCATGTTTTGTGTGACCATGCTAAAATATCACCAGATTTGATCTGTGGTCGAATTTCTGCATATTTCATTTTTTAACATTGTTATCAGCAGGAGTGACAGGATGAAGTTGACAACAAAAATCTTCTATTTTCTTAACCCTTAATTCAAAAATAGAATGTGCGTAATTATTTTCTAACATATGTTGATGTGTTTGATCCATATTCGTTCTAACATCATTCCATAAAACCAAACCAATTGCTTGAACAATTCCGACGATCCAAGCAACAACTTTCCATGCACCTTTACCCTTATTTAATATTTCATCTTCTACTCTAGTGCGTTGCTCATAATTTACTAAATGCTCTTCTAATCTATCCCCAATTTCGTGTATCGTGTTTGTATTGGCAATTAATGAAAGATTTATTCGATTCATGACCATCAATTGCAACTTCACTTTAGTATCTTGTTCTTCAGAAATTAATTTTTCAATCTTTTCTTGTTCAGCAATTAACTGTGAGCTTGGCGATGATCTTCGTTCTGTTTTTTTGGGTTCCATAAATTACTTTCTGAGAAAAGGTTGAAGAAATATAATGAATTTATAATATTTATCAATGTAGCAACATCGCCATTCCCAATTCTTCTGGGGTCTGCTCATCATATCTTTCTCTACCATCTTGAACAAAAAATGGCAATAAATCATCTTCCATCTTGGCAATTGCATTGTTGTACATCTGATTTCTGATAGATTTGTCATATAAATCGACAAACCACGGTTGTGTAACCAACCAAGCAAATAACCACAGACATGCCACCATGTCATCATGAAACCCTTCATCTGCTTCATATGAACCAGAATCTGCCTGTACAAAAGTTGATAATTCTTGAATTGCTTGTTGATCATTCACGATCAATTGATTCTTTTCTATGATGTCTTTTAGATTAGCGCAACCAATGCGTTTAGTCTTCTTTGTAGTACGAACACCTGGATATGGGTCTGCACCCTTCTTACCTAGCACATCACCGGATTTAGACCAATATAACTCTTCATACTCATACGTGAAGTACATTTCATCTGCAACCTGTGCGCCCACATCATTAATCTCAATTAGTACATATGCCGCGTTGTATTGAAGAGCAAAGTGATATACCAATGCAGCATATTGCAGTGGTGCGATTTGTGCATTATTGTATGAAGCAACTATACGATGTGGGTATTCTGAAACATCAAAAATCATGAACGCAGACGAGTCTAAGTGCCTTCCTCTAGAAACGTCGACAGTCATGGTGTATTTCTTACCCTTTTCTGGGTATTGATATATCTTTAGTCCAGTGTATTCGCCAGTGCTAAATTCTTGAGTGGGGATATCAAATGTTAATCTACTCATCGTCGCAGCAGTTAATAACTGACGGGATGAACCAAGAAATTCTGCATCCAATTCTTGTGCGGCTTTCATTTCACCCAATACTGCTTTTTGTTCTTCATACCACGTTTTATCACGACCTGGGGTTTCATACCAATGAACTCTTAATGGGTAGAATCCATTCACACCACTTTGTGCCTCATTCCAGAATTTGTAGAAGTGGTTAAACCCGTTTGGTGTGCTAGTCATCAATACCTTGGTATCCTTACCGGCAGTAATTGTAGGATACACAGCAGTAAAGAATGCCTCTGCTAGGTTGTTATCAACGAATGCAAATTCGTCAAGGTATAGGATGTTAACCGTCTTACCACGAGTACCAGAACTTGTTGTTGCAGCACCAAATACTTTTGAACCATTTTCCAATGAGACAGAACCACGATTCCATGTCTCTACTCCCTGTTGCATCCATTTTGGCAAATTTTCATACGCGAGACGAAAACGATCCATAATTTCAAACGCAGTTGCTTGTTTGTTTGCCATGATAGCGACTGACTTGTTGTCATTGAACAATACATACCAAACAAAATATGCTGCAGATACTGTTGTTTTACCTTGTTGTCTTGCAGTCAGAAATATCACACGACGATTGTCATGATATGCACGAACCATGCGTTCCTGATACTCATACAATTCCATGAGTACAATGCCCCTATCTGGGTGCACAACTTTTACATAATTCGAAATGAAGTAAACGGGATCATTCTTGCATTTTATTAATTCTGCAATCATATCCTCTGTATAGGATATTGTTGCCCCTTTAGGTCTTAAATTAGAGTTTGACCTAAACGAGAACGACTGGAGATAATCAATAAGATCTTGTGAAATCAAGGACTTACTCCTTGACAGCTTTTTCGGCTAAAAGTTTATTAAGATCAGATGATGAACCAACAAATACTGCTTGTTGAACAGTACCAATTTGTTGCATAGGTTGTGTTGATTTTGTGCCACGTGCAGTTTTAACGTCTGCCTTATCTTTGCTCATCATGATCAATTGCTTGTTGATATCTGCCATATTTTTCATGAGACCAGATAGTACTTCAATCGCACGAGGGTTCTCTGATTCTGCAGCAATACGCATTGCCGTATGGACTGCTGCTTTACCTTGTTCAATTATTTCATAATAGTTGCCACGAGCATAATTAAAGTCAGTATCTTCTGGTGCATTGCCACCATCTGGAATTATGATCGATTCATTATCCTGAACAACCTCTACTTGCGTTGGAGGTTCAATATTGAGGGCATCATATATGGACATAGTGTATTACCAATTAATAAAAAATTCATCGACCGAATGTGGATCAGCAGGTTTTTCTGTTTCTGCAAACGGATTAAGTTCTGCAGTGTGCCTTGAGTCCATTGGACTGTCATATTTATCGACATCTGGTCTTTGTGCAATATCGGTAATAGTTCTCTTGATGATTGCAGGATCGATGATTGGTCCAAAGATGTATGTCTTCATGGTGAATGATATAGTGGTAACGATGATTCGTGATTCTTCAAAATCTTCATCCCAATTATCTTCGTTGGTGATGTTGTTTATTGTGATAGGCACGTCGATAATTTGTAATGGATCGTCCATCACCTTGACATGTATAGTGACTGCCGGTGCAAAGAAAGGTAATATTTGTTCCATGATATTTAACATGTCATCTTGTGTTCTGGTAGCAACGTATAACACCATATCGATATTGTATGGAATTGGAGTAGATACTTTTCTACCTTGAAGATCACGTAAATAATTTTGGTTTGGACCAAGTTTTCTCTCTGGATCGTATTGATAATTTACAATCTCGAATGACATACGAGGAAGTTCCATCTTGACCTGTTTGCTCAAGTCTGGGTTCTCTTGTAGCCTACGTAACCATTTTTCTTTTGGACCATATGCGATTGGCACTTTGATCACCTGTGCTACTTCCAAATTGGAATCGAATCTTTCAATGGTCAAGTCAGAAAATAGTTTCCCAAACGAGATAACCATCTTGCGTATAATTTGATGATAGTATGGTGAGTATCCGAACATTATTTAACCGATCCAAATGGGTTATCTGCAGACCATTCCAACCATTCTGCAGCACTCTTAATTGATTGTGTTTTGTCATATTCAGGGGCAGCAGGGGATTTTTCCGCATCCTGAATAATAGACTTGCCATTTTCTTGCGTTATTGTTTCTCCATCTTCTAATAACATCTCAAACTGTAATAGATCAGCAGAGAAGTCTGTCTCAATACTATCTATTGCAGCAATTCCTGTGCTAATTTCCTCATGACTATAATTGAACAACTCACATGTAAATTTGAACATGTAGTTTGTTCCCAATTGGTAGTATGGTGCTTCTTTATCAACATACATTATTTCGTATAATGAATCTGTCATAGACTCATATATTAAGTCACCTTCTTGTGGTCTTAAATCATTATATAAACGGTTTGTGCCAGTTGAACCATATGGGGTTTTAATTGCATCGACCCATCTTTCTTTTGACACTTCATAATGAATTTGTTCCTTAACTTGCAATCCAAACTTTGATAGCAAATCCATCTCGCCGCCAGCGACATTATTCATATACATTTCAATTGGAATAGCAAGATCAAACTTGCTTAGAACATCCTCACCTAGAACGAGGTCAAGTCTCTGCAATTTTCTAGGCAAATAATATACATCATGTCCTATGACCTGAATTGATTCAGTTACTAATCCTTGAAATAACGTCTGTTCAAGAGGACTGTTTTTGACAAAGTATTTATTTACGGTCACTTATAAACTCTTTGAATGGAATAGGTAAATTCTGACGACGGAACATCTTGTTTTTAGTTTTATAATCTTTTCCACTTTTAACTATTGGATCACCAACTCCATTTGTTTGTTTAGTTCCAACAGAACTACTAATACCAGTTCCAGCAAACTCTTCAATTAGTGGTGTGTATTTGGCAACATCTTCTTCAGTAATCATTTCCATCATCAGTTCATATCTTTCTGCTAAATCTTCATATTCAATGTCATTTTCATATTGCTCTTTAACAAGCATATATGCCCCAACCAACGAAGCAATAACAGATTTGCCACCTGGGGCTAATTGAATAAATCTTTTCAATTTTGCCACCATCTTATGTAGCAATGACCAATCAGAACTTTTCTTTTTTGAGTTGATAAGATTGCCTTCGTCATCAATAATACCTTGCTTGCATGCTGGCCATGTTTTAAATGGTCGTACAAGTAAGTACATTATTCTAAGGGCAATTACATTATCGATAATCATTTCTATATCTTTCTAAGTTCTTCTGCTATATTTAAGTCAATTGGTATATTACTATCCTGTACTGAAACACTTTTAACATATTCAGGCATATAACTCAAATATGTTAAAAATGTCTTTAGACCAGACCAATACTTTTCTTTCGTTTTGTAAAACAGCATTTCTGTACATGCATCTGATTCGAACACGTTATATAGAATAATGATGTGGTTAAGCATCAGTCGGGCGTTTAAATCGTCTTTCTCATAGTATCGATAAAATAGTTTATTTAAATAACTGATTTTATCTATGTCTTTCTCAAATTCTTCCACTGTTGTGCAATGAGTATTAATGTAATGCTTCATTGCAAACTGAACAAAGTTTTCTATCATTCTTGCGAAACTGTAACCGTCCCATATGTTGTTAAACACACCCACGAATCATCTTCATACATAAGTGTCACTGAGTCTCCATTCGTTTCTAAAACTATTGTATTAAAACCAGCACCATTAATATTTGAAATAGTTGCCTTATCGCCAGAACTATACGAACTCTTCAAGAAAATTTTCTTCTCTTGCCCAACCAATGCCGCATCGATTATCGAAAACATACAATCGCCAGTAATGTTTAGTCCAGACACGTTATAGTTTGAATCAATGAAAAATATACCAGAGTTTTCATCATGTGATATCTGTTCAATCGAATTGATCAACACCCCAGGTCTGAAAATTTTCTTATGGGCAATAGCAGTCATGCCTGTGGTAATAATGTAATCGGTGATTACTTCTTCAGGAACCTTATAACCAAAACTGTAGTTACTGCCTTGTTGAATTTGTTTGAACCCGTTTAATGCGACTGATGTAACTAGAACTGGATCTAACGGCACAGACATATCATATTCTGTTATGCCAGATACCAAAACAACATCACCAGCATTAAACAAACCAGTAATACTATCTTCGTCTGTTGAGGTAAATATTGTCACCAATTTATACCCATCGACTGGCGAACCAACAGTAACATTGACAATATTTCTTGTTACATTTTTGTTCTCGCCTAACTTTAAATTTCCGATCACCTGCAATGCAGCAGATGGGGTTGACGTTCCTATACCAACACCGTTGTATCCAGAACTTACATACAATAAATTTGACTTATTTGACCCGTTAACACACAAGTCTATATTTTCCAATTTACTGTTTATGGTGACATTAGTATTCAAATTGCCTAACAATGTTTCTAGTGTTAGCCTCTTGTTTGTTTGATTTTGAACAATCATAAACAGATCATTTTGATCTGTAGTTGTGGCTAATGTCAAATTAGATACTTTTATATCTGCCATTTCATTTCCTTAAGTTGCTGTTGCACCATAAACAGATAAGATATGCCATTTACTATTCATGAATTTCAATTTTGCCGTCTGCCCAATACCATTGAAAGTAATATTTGTAAATGACGAATTGGTGCAGGTTAATGTCATATTATGAGTATCCCTAATAGTCATGAGAATTGTTTTCTCTTGCCCTTGTACTCCATCTGCTAACGTTACTGTCATAACACTTGTAGTGATGTTTGTTATATAGGTAATTGCAGTAGTAACAGAAATAGCACCAGATGAAATAACATCAGGTGTTCCAGTTTCAACGCATACGCCAGCATATTTAACAGACGATGGAATGTTCTCAAATAAAACTACAGGAGTAATTTTCTTTGTTGTGGTTCCTTGAACAATAGGAACAACGTCCGTTGTTGAGACGGACGTTGCTGCCGTTAGTTCCGAAATTTTCTTATCGGCCATTTTCTACCTTATGCTTGAATTGTTACGCCAGTTTTGCTTGCTAATGTGCCATCAACAGCAACTGGTGCAGTCAATGCCTTACGTGCGCCACTATCAGCAATTTCGTATGCAGTGCCACCATTCAAACCTAAGTTACCAGTTGTAATAGTGAAGTCTGTTCCAGTTGTATCACCAGCAACAACATTGTAACTGAACAAGTGGGTCATCTTATCTGCAGATGAAGACAACAATGTTGCAGTCTTAGCAGGAACAGTTGCATCAGTAATTTCAAACGCATATGTTGAACCATCAGGCAATCTAACAGGTTCTGTTGACTTGATAGAGAACGAAATTGTATCGCCGTTTGAAACGTCCCATGTATCATCAGTTTGTACAGTCCATGCACCACCAGTCAATGTAAAGGTAGCAGCAGTACCAAGATCACCACGAGTTACTGAGAGGTTTTGGTTAGCCAACATGACTTCAACTTTAACTCTTGAACCTACTTTTTGTGACTTGGTGATACCTGATGGGGTTTCACGAATATTCCATCCACCTGTATTAACACCAATACCACCTGATGTAGTTTCAGTAATTGTTGCAACCACCCATGCAGCACCTGATGTGCCGCCAGTAACAGTAATCCCTGATGCTGGATTACCAACAATCTTCTTAAGCACTAAAGTATATGTTGCTGCATTCCAACCGCATACTTTTGCGGAAAAATCAGTCCCTGTTACTGTCTCGCCTGGGGTGAAATCATCTGCACCACCCGCATCAAAAACCATTGTACCCTGCAATTTTGATGGATATGAACCTACTGTATTTGAAATCATTGACATTTTACTTCTCCTTTATTATTGTGACATCTGTCTCAGCAACATGCTTCGATCTGTGTTACACAATTTACTTAGTATATTTAGTGATGATAGTTTTAACTCTATCTACTTGTGATTCTTTATCGACAATATTCTCTTTGATTGAACCAAAGAAACGGGAAATATCTGAATAGATTCCACTCTCTGTAATAGAGATTCCTTCTTTGATTACTTCATCGTCAGAAATAAGTTCGTAATGATATTGGAATCCTTCTTTAACTATAAAGAGTTCAACACCCTCCATGCATTTAATACCATTAGTATGTTTATCTACAGGATGTTTTTCTGCTTTAATCTGTGGATCTTTTTTACCTAGATTCTTTTTCAACTCAGCATTATCACGCTTGCCATCAGTCTCTGGTTTGATTTTGATAGATTCGTTGATATCTTCTTTTACCATTAATGAATGATGGGCAACATGAATATCACCTTTATCTGTCTTGAATTTTGTTCCACTGGTTTCTGTGTCTGATCCAATAACAGTTCCGGTTTTCTTTGTACCTTGACCATAATCTACAGATACTCTTGTTCCTTTTTCTGGTGGTGTTTTAAACCCATTGGAAATGCTTTCTGCAATCTGTCTAACTTTTCCTTTAATTTTTACTGCATGCAATGCAGCTTGAGTTTTCCCTTGTGTGGTATTTGGATATCTACCAACGGGTTTATTTGTTTCAGGATGCATAACGACATGAGAAACCGTCTTTTCTCGTGGAGCAGATGATCTTTCGATACCTGCTCCGGTTCTCATTGCTTCACCGGAATTATGTTCATCATATGCGCTTTCATCCAACTTAGCAGAATCTTTTTCATCTTTAAGACTTTTCTTTGGAATCTTAATTGCTTTTTTCATACCTGCTCTAAACTCATCACTGCCACAAAACTTCTCGTCAAGAGAAAACATTGCATCAAAAGATTCCACTTTCATTTTTGATTGTAGTGCTTTACGGAATGCCAATTTTTCCGCAGCAGTTGCACCCTTTCCAGGTCTTGTCAGTCCAGCGTTTGCTTTTACAGGAGTGGTTTTTACCCCAAATAAATCATTTGGAACTGCAAATTTTGGTTGTTTTTCTGGTTGTCCTTCATGACTAGGGGCATGTTCGTTTGGCGTACCGTCCTCACTCCCGCTTTTATCGTCATATACAGATCTTCCGTATGAACCGTAGTTGATTGTTCTTGCCTCAGTTAATTGATCTTTCATATTAAGCACCTTTCTTTTTTCTTGTTTTCTTTTTTATGGGTTCTGGTTGTACTTCAACAACCACTTCAACAACTGGAAGTTCTTCAACTGTTGCTTCAACAACTTCTTCAGGCACAACCTCCACCTTGATTGATGTATTCGTGAATGTATGTTTTCTTCTAACACCATCTCTGGTTGAAAAGAAATATGATGTGTTGAAGTCCGAAAATACCTTCCCACACTCATATCCAGCAGCAATGTAATCTGCACGTTTAATGTTTGTTCTTTCTTGATGTTTCATTCGTTGGATTCCAATCCCATAAATTTTAAAGTGCTCTTTGCAAAGATATCATGATCCCAATTTATATTTGCTTGATCTACCTTCTTAAGCAGACTGCCAATAATTTTCCATGCTTCAGGAGCATGTGATCCAGACTTAATTTTCCTTGCTGCGGCATTTACAATATTTGCTGCCGACCCTTTTGCTTCTATGCCAGCAGTAGCGGCAACAATAGATGCCACCTTAACTTGATCTGTTGCTGCAAATTTAATATCTTCTTCGAGTGAATACTCAAACAATATATCTTCAATACGTGACATCTCTTCAACCTTGATATCAAACTTATTGAAATATTTGTGTGCTCTTTCATAGAACACACGATATTCGTCAAACTCTGTTTTTAGATTATCTTCAGATAGTCCAAGCAAAGAATCAAAGCACACGACAGAATTGTAAAGAGCATAGGTGTCTCCCACCTTCCTTGCAACGTCTCTAAACTGTTCTGATAGTTCTCTAGTAAAATGTTTTGTTTTGTACCCTTTGATGATGAACGACTCTTTGTAGATTTGTGATCTTCTTTTTGCATTTTCTTCCAATTGTGTTGGTTTAACGTCGGTAATCCATTTCTTGAATGTATTCCCCTCTTTGATCAATGTGACATAGTTTGGTCCACGATCAATAATTTCTGCAACGTCACCTGTGTTTGTTTCTACGATATCTCCAACCTTGAATATCTTTTCTTCAACATATGCTTCACGAATAGGATCAATTTCCTCTTCTATATGTTGAACTTCTGTTGGTGGTGGAATGTTGTTCTTTATAGATTCCAACAAATCCTTATATCGTCTTTTCATTATTATTCCATCAGTATATGTGTTATTTATTTATGATCGTGGTGCAGGGGTATATTTGCGTTTCCCCTTTCCACTAAACTTACCGTGTAATGTGATACCGGAATGATGTATTGAAAAATGATTTCCAGATAAATCAAGGAATTCGCCTTTATGGTCTCTTCTTATGGTATCAACAAATTCTTTGTGATCTTCTACATGAAATGGTAATTCATGCCCTTTTAATACCATTTCTCTAGATTCCATTGTTTCTGGATGTGGAATCATTTTCATATGTCTATTTGCTTTAGGAATGGATTCTGCTTCTTTATCTTCTGGATCAAGTACTTTTTGCACAATTGCTTGTGTTACAGATGGTTTGCCTTCGTCTCCACCCTTTCTTTTCTTGCCGAATGGATGAACTTCGTCTTCTTCAAATAATGATTCTATTCTGCTTTTTAATATGTCAGATAAATCAAATGAATTTTTTAAAGTAACGACCTTTGCTTGCTCATCTTTTGGAAACAATTTGAATGATCTGGTATCTTTTTTCTTTGGATCATTTGCGACTATTTTGTCTTTTTTTGATTTAGAAAACAGACTCATGTCTGCACCACCAGCACCTTCTTTTAATAAAGAGAATCTTCTTTTAATAATATCGTATGCACTTTCATCTGAATTTGAGGTATCAACACTCTCACCCATTTCTCTTCTTCTTAATTTAGTATCATCACCATTGTCATAATAATCATCAGGGTTCTTTTCTTGTTTTTTCTTAGCAATAATTTCAAGTGCTTTTCTTCTTGCTTCTGCTCCAATTCTAGCGAGTCTTAAAGAATTAGGTTCTTGTAATTTAAAGGCATTAGCTTCATCAAGTTCATTGACCATTGTTTTTATTATGTCTGAAAGTTTGTTCATTTTAATGCCTTTTGTGTTCAAGTTATTTGTATATTTATCTTTTTATATGGAACAATTTTTGAAAATTCGAACTCTTGAATGTGTCTATTAAATTCAAGTTGCAATTAATAAACTCTATATCTTTACAGATCACATCTCGTATGATTAATATCAATCCCAATCCAGATGAATCAATATAAGTGGTGTTTTTGAAATCCAATATCACATGAGTGATATCCCGATCTTTACATGCCCTTATTTGCTGACTACATCCTGTGACATAACTAAAATTTATTCGTTCTGGCATTGTAATTGTCGCAATGCCAGAGTTCTCTAATATGATCATTTTGATAGTTTTTTATCGATCTTATCAACGAATCTAGCATGTTTTGCTGCTTTAGACGAATTTCCTTTTTTAATCTCTAGCTGAATCTTTTTCAGTGCTGCAGTTTTGACAGTGCTCAATGCCTCTCCACTCAACTTTTCATTTAACAATTGTTCAACTTTTTCTATCAAATACTCTTTGATGCTCATTTCTTTCTCCTAGTTGGAAACTGATTAAACCCTTTGCCATACCTGCTATGATTGATGATCATTTGGGTATGCCAATGTTGTTCTTCACCGTCATGTGTCTTAACCACGAGATGCGAACCTGTCCATGGATTGCCACTCATCTTCGAATCGACAACTGGTTTGCCAATTTTATTGGTTAGCTTTCCAACCCATGCCATATAGTCTTCATGTGCATTATCTTTGGCAGTTTTAATATGCAATGCCTTCTTACCATCAGATGGTTTGCGAATAGTGCCTGGACCATCAGTATGTTGAGTCAATATATGACGTTTTTCTGCTGCACGTCTGTACTCTTCCCTCGACATTTTTGAATGTGGTGCAGGTGCTGCTTTATTAATATCCCATCCATGTTTCTCTAGTTCCTTCATATGCGAATCATAGTTCTCACCTGCTCTCCTACCCGCTTCATCTTTAAAATTTTCAAGATGCTGAGTGAGGGTATCAACTAGGGATGAGGAATCTCTGAATGCCTTCTTTTGCTCAACTGCTTTCTTTTCTTTTGCTTCTGCACGTTTTTGCGTTGTGGTAACAATCTTACCCTTCAACTCTTTCATCTTTGCATGTAAGCCAGAATAAGTGTTATGTAACTGAGATAAAGCCTTATGCAATGGATGATCTGATGATGCCTTTGCTTTATCAAGTTTCTTCTTGAGTGACCCAACCTCATTGAGTGACCCATGATTCGACCATGCCAAATCTTCCAATGGAGTTCCATTGAACTTGTTACCAGTACCCCAAAGATGTTCTTTAGAAACTGCTTCAGACGATTTTGCTACATGACGATCAACTCTACGTTTTAGATCTTCGTATTGTGGTTTGATTATCTCACCATGAAGCAAATGCTTATCGACTTCTTTATGAAAGTCGTCTACTGCATTTGGTTTTTCTAAGTCAGTATTTTCTACAAGGAACTCTTTGAACGTGATCATAATGATTTTCCTGTTTTGTCCTTAAACGCCTTCGCGTGTCTTACACCAAGTTCGTATGCTGCTTTATACTTTGCCTCTGATGATAAATCTTCCGATGGTGGATTTCCTTTTCTTCCATCAAGATACCCCATATGGGTTAATGAACTTGGATGCTTAAACTTCGTCATCATTTCTGACAGTGTATCATTATGAATACTGGTATCAGCAAGTCTTTGTTTTATAAAGGATTTAAATGATTTCATGTTGTTTTTACTTTTAATTTTGGTACTACTGGTCTCTTTGGGACTTTTGTGCCAAGTAATTTTCTTGCTATTAGATCATGTGCTTTCTGTCCTGCATGCGATAGCCTCTTAACAGCATTTATGTCTTGTTTTACCTCTTCATGGTTTCCTGTTCCAAATGCATTTAATGCAGCACTTGCTGCCCCTTCTGGAACATTTTTTAATGCATATTCTGCAGTTCTCACCCACGATTTAGCTGACTCTAACAATGACTCATAATTATCCATATCAGCAACACCATTGACAGCAGCAAGTTTTTCTGCTAATTGATGTAGTGCCACGTCATCTTTCGCCTCTTCTTTTGCCCATTCCATAATACGAATGAATAATGGCATGGTCATTTGAATTTTTGTTTCTACTGCTTCAGTCATCGACTTATATGGTTCATAATCCATCTTCAATGACTGTGCTTGTTTTTCTCGCATTGTGCCAAATCCACGAACTAGGACAAGTGGGTCTTTCGGATCATTAACCAATGGCTTGCCAGCAGGTGGTTTTTTAGTCCCTTTAGGTGGAATGGAGTGAGTGTCGATTTTTCCCTCATCCATCTGTTGCATGATGTCATTGACTAGATTTTTCATTTGTGTCCTAATTGTTGTGCTGAATTATATAATATTTATATAAAACAAAACCCGCAAAGCGGGTTATTTGGTATTAAGTAGGTCGGTTATCGCTTTTCCAACCTCTAATATTAGTGCTTTACTTGAGTATCTTAGTGTGAGAATATTTGGGTCTTTTCCACCAGTAGTACTTGGGAAAGTAAACTTTAGTGCTGGTTCTCCTGCACCAGAAGTTTTATAAGTGGAAACTATTAGTCCTTTGAACTGTCCTTCCAATCTAGCTTTATTTAATGCTTTCGTTAGATTTGCTTTAGACCCGATAGAGAAATTCTTAGTACTAGTGAATTTTACATATGTGTTCGCGTCATTTGTACCATACATGTATTTTATGATAAATGATATAAATTTAGGTGTCTTAACTTGTTGTGCTTTGGCTATTTTAAACAGGTTAAAATGTGATTCTGTTGGTAGGTGAAATTCTTTGTCTGATGCTTTTCTAGTGGTATCCGTAATATTAAACCCAAGTTCATTTAAAGTATTTTGAAGAGTTGTTGCTATTGTTTTCATATCCCCAAAATTATTGATCTTTGATGCATCGTTTTTAATTGATACCATTGATGGAATATTATCTTTACCATATCCACGTATCAACCTAGTCATATCTCTTGTAAATGCACTGTCGTATATAGCAAGATCAGTTTTTTTTCCTTCTGCTCCAGACAGCTTAATATCAATATTATTGACAATCCGGTTTGTCCATGCTACTTCTGTCCATTTTGTATAAACTTCGTTTACTAAATTTAGTGCCTTTTCTTCAAGAATTTTTCTGTTTTCTATAATATACTTGACATATTCCTGCTTTTTCCCAAGAGGGTATATTAGGTTGAGTGTAATAAAATCCTCTTTATTAACCCCATAATTTTCAGCAGTTGAATGGAATGTATTTGAACGTGATGTTAAACATAACGTCACGTCAGTATGTAAATCTTCTGCACTTATAGGATGAAGTTTTTCTTTGCTTGGGATTTTTTCTCTAATTCTGAACCTAGAGTATGTTGCAATTGCTACGACATACTCTAGGGCAATTCCCAAATTTATCTTAGTAGATTTTGTTATTTCCATCGTTCATCGATTATAAAAATAAGTTGTCTTTTACCATTTGGGTAAATCACACAATGGCAGTGATGCCAACTACTCAACCCTTTGTTGTAATCCAATCTAAGATTAGAGGATGTACCTACCTGATATGATCCCTTTTCAATACCAGGACTATGACTATGCCCAATGATTGACTTCAATGGTAGATCACGATACTGATTATTTGATCCTCTTGATCCGTTGATTCCCAAGTCCCCATGGTTATTGATATCGATATCTCCAATGATAAATGATTCGGCAGGTGTCAAAAACTTGATATTTTTTCCTATTTTATCCATTGCCCACTCATGAAATGGATCAGGATATTTTGGAATGTTGTTCTCAAGTCTAACTTTGCTTAACATGAGATACATCAACTGATGATAGAGTTTTGCATTAACCAAGTCTGTCTTTGGGTCTCCCTCTTGTAACCATCTCAATAAATGATTATTGTGATTACTAGGAATGATAATGCTGGTGACATCTTTAGGTGTAGTCTCTTTAATAAAATCCAATGTTTGATTCAACTCTTTTTCGATTGAGTCGGTTCCACCAATATACTTAGCGAACTTGGTGAATACATTCGATCTGTGGTGATGTGAAATTGAATAGCAATCTAGCACATCATGCCGAATAATAAGTTTTGGTTTTAAGGCACTGACAATGCCAGATTTCCCATAAGTTGCTTCCATGACTTCTGGATCATAAAACAATACATGTTCATCACCAGTTACGATTGCATCAATTGTCTTGTTGTGTTCTACTTGGGTGGAAGAGAAATACTTGTCTAGATCATAGAACCCAACTCCGTCATAGTTTAGGTGACGCATGATGTTTGGATTCTCACCATCAATAAACAAAGCAGAATATGAGTGGTTGAAATTCGCCTTATGTGCAGTCTTGTTGTTTCCGTATTTTGGGAATGATACTGTGCCTGTTGTTGAGATAATGGCAGGGTATTTTTCTGCTTTTCTAGGCAAAGTTTTCAATTGAACCTGTGGATGACCAAACACAACGTTCTTACCTTTGGAAAACGAATTGATACCATGCAATGGACTTTCAAGAGTAGACCCTAACTTGATAGCACCCATGATGTTAGTTACGTTGTTCATGGACACGTTTTCCAAACAGAGATAAGGTCTTACCAAATCATCATATCTATCTTCATTAAATGGTTTTCCATGATTGACAGGCAAAATCAATAGTTTTGCATTGTGATAGTCGCAGTAGAGTTTTAATGCGGCAAAAAACTTTTCATTAGTGGCAACTCCGTCAATTGCAGAGGTAACAACGACATTGTTGTTCTTTAGAGTATGTATATCTTTATGATCAGTGGTGAACTCGTGAGAGCAGTTGTTGCACACATACTTTAGCTTTTTCGTATTCCCAAAAAATCTAATGCCTAATGATTTAACATTGGTAGATTGACACATATCACACTTCATAGTATATCTCCTGTCTTATGGTTTATCTTTTATCTCTTCCCTTGGCGCACGTTTAATATCAAACCTTTTTCTAACGTCTTCGATATCTCTACCGTTACTTGTCTTAAGTCCCCCTTTACCATTATCAACAACCTTGGTAAGAGTAGAACTCATAACAGAGAAATGCCTATCCCCATCATCAGGGTTTGGTTTTTTATTCCCCATTGTTCCACCATGCCCTAAAGGAGGATCATTGACGACAACAACCTCTTCCCCTGATTTAAGATTCCTTGGTTTAAGACCTTTTACTTCGAACAGTTGTTGAACTTTACCCTTGATGTAATCAGTTATATCCATTTTGATTTACCTTGAAATGATACAATCTAATATTTATGGCATCAACTGAAGTCAAGTTCGCTAACATCCCCTCTCTTTTTCATTTCCGATCCAAATTTAGATGAATCAAATACTGACACGTCATCATCCTTTTTGCCTGTGTCAATCAAGTCTGCCGTTGGATTATCCACATCGTATAACTTGAACTTTGCTATATCTATACCAATTACAAACCTCTTGTAGTAATTGACATCGTTATACCTAGACTTAAGTTGTTTGATCATTAGTTGACCCATTTGGTCAAGTTCTTCTGTTCTAACGATAGCAAACATCCAATCCACGGTCATTGGCAAACCAAACGATTCACTGGTATCTGTCATTTCAACATCAGTGTTTGTGCTGCCAGATCTTGTTGCCTGTGTTGCACTCAAAATTGGCACATCGTACTCCACTGCTAACCCACGAAGTTCTTCTGCAATAGCCTTAATAGCAAAGTAGGAATTATAATTATTGCCACCCTTGTACCTTTGAGACGCACATATATTAATATAGTCAATGTAGATGATATCTGGCTCAAAATTTTTCTTCATCTTCAACTCGTCCAACAATGCCTTGAAATGCCCAACGTGAGCACCTGCAGTTGGATATTCCTTGACAATTAATCTGCCGTGGTGTCTCGTTTGAAGGGATGACAGTTTGTTATCAAAATCCCCTTTCTTCATGCGTATCAACTCGTCCAACGTCACATCCATTAAATTGCAGTCAATGCGTTCAGCAATCCTCTGCTCTGCCATCTCTAATGTGATATATAGGGCATTCAACCCTTGCTTAATTGCTGCGGCAGCATGATGACATAGGAATAGTGACTTACCTACGTTTGTACCCGCAAGGGCAACATTCAATGTCTTGCGTGGCAATCCACCTTTGGTGATCTTGTTAAACATTGTCAAATCAAATGGAACACGTTCTTCCTTCAGATGATAGAACTTAAATCGATCATCTGCATCAGTGAAGTAATCGTGACCAATGGTTTTGTCGAATGATATTGCCAATGCATCAGACAATAGATTAGGAATCGAACCACGATCCAATGTAGTATTTCTTCCATCCATAATTCCAATGGAAGTCATAATAGCATTGTAAATTGCCTTGTCTCTACAGAATTTCTCGGTGCGTTCCATCAACCAGACTTGGTTATTCTCTGGTTCTCCCAACGATTCTACTAATTCTATTGCTTCATCAAATTCACCTTGTTTTAAATCAGAACAATCATCTAAAAACAACCTCAGTATTTTCTTGGTTGGTGATTTATTATGCTTGTCGTAAAACCCTTTAATCTCCTTAAAGAGAATCTTATCTACTCTGGAATCAAAATATTCTTCTTCCAGAAATGGTAAAGTTTTACGAGTATAATCATCATTTCCTAACAGACCTTCAAATATGACACTTTCGATTCTGTCAGTCATTGATCATGCTACCTCCTTATCAGTGGGGTCTTGTTCTAAAATAACATCCATTCCTGTATGCGTACTTGAGTTTAAATATGTTCCTTCTTTTGTCCATCTAAGAGGTATCCAACCGTCGCCGGTCCAATACACCCCCATCAATGGAAATATCTCGTCACCACAATTAAATGAACATATTATCGCTGGCATTCCTGCTCTAGTCAAAGTTATTTTTGGATCAAACGACTTGAGGAATGTTGCTGCTATCTCATACTTTTCTGGACTCATCATCATTTGTGCCACCTTTATAAACTACTTCACCTTTTTCCATTTGATCGGTCAAAATTTGAATAATCAAATCGCCCAATGTTCGCTCAAACAAAACTAAATCTTCTGGTCTCTTATCACTAGTGATAGAGTATTCAAACGTCATATTCATTGAACCATCTTCATTTTCTTGATCTGCCATTTTCATACCTTCATAGTAGAAGGTAATGCCAGCAAACGGTTCGTCTTCCAACATCAACTCAATATGACTATCAATGGTTTTTTCAGTTGCCTTTATTGCAATCATTCTTCATCTCCTTCGTCGTCTTCCTCGACTTTCATATCTTCATCATTCAACATTGCACGTTGAACCATTTGATACTTATTACGAATGAACTCTTTGAAGGTTTCACCTGCTAACAGTGGTTCCCAAAATTCTTTTGTATTAGTTGCTTTTGCTCTGTAATTCTTATCAGATCCTACAATTGCGTACCAACCATTTTTTGGTTTCACTACATGACCAGATTCTTCTGCGAGTTCCAAAAGACCACTGTATGGATTTATACCAGCATCATACATAACCTGAATTGGGAATTTTGATTTCTCTTTAACGTATCTAGACTTCTCTGCTCTCAACGTAAAGTTCCAACCATCGATATCTCCATCCGACCCTTTTTCTTGTGCTCGTGAGATAATGAAAATAGTATTGGCACTGTAATATGAACCAGTTCCACCACCAACAATATCTTTGGGGAACATCCCAATTTCTTTGTACGTGTGATTCACCACGAGGCAAGGAATGTCTTTAGTAGTGAAATGTGGTGTAATCATTCTGAATAGTGATTTGATCTGTTTCGCACGACTCATATCTGCTACTGACTTTTCATCCCTAGCATCATCCAATTCTTTCTTCGATGCAAGGTTTCCGATAGAGTCGATAAAGATAATGACATGATCACCACGCTTGATTTGTTCCAATCGTTTTACCAGATCAAACTTCAACTGTTCAACATGTTCAATGGGAATGTGTAACACCCGATCTGGATCAACCTTAGAATTTGTAATGTAATCTTCAGTGATACCAAATTCAGAATCGTAGAACAAACAGATTGCATCTTCATACTTGGCTAGATATGCTTCAACACAAACAAGACCAAGACCAGATTTAAAATTCTTGGATTCACCTGCAATCATGGTAAGACCAGAGGTCATGCCACCATCTACTTTACCACTGAACGCGGCATTCAAAATCGGAATAGATGTTACAGTGAAATCTTTTGCGTTATACAGAATTGAATTCGAAAGAGTTGTTACCTTGATCGAACCTGCATTTTTCATCTTGTCCAATAATGGATTTTTTGACATAGTTGTTTCCTTTGCTGATTGATTAAGCATGTGCTACATGCTGAAAATGAAGGTTCCACTAACGTAGTCACCTACAACCAACGACATTACAGGATGTATATTATTTAGCTAACTGATTTGATGCTAAATCCAAACTCAGTAATCGCAGGATTGTCGTTTGCATAAAACTCTGGAGAATAGTTTTTCATAGTACGAATGTACTTACGAACTGCACTCCTTGCGGTTTCATAACTGTTGAAGGATGTACCCTTGAGGGACTTTGGGAGACTGCCATTGCGCTTGACTGTATAGATTTTCATATTGTATTTCTCCATATTAAAGTTAAAATTACTACCACTACAAAATCACCCAAAGAAATCTTCGAGCGTACTTTGTTTCTCTATTGACCATCCAATAGCATTCACAATCGATTCCAATGGTCTAATGAACGTCATGTAGAACATTTTATCAGTATCGATATATTTTGTCAAAGAAATCACTGCTTTATCGCTTGAATCGACAAACTTTAAAAGCCGATCAATCTCTGGAAATTTCCCTGCTGATGGGAAACCAAACACGTCCTCTTTAATCGGATTTGGCAATTTCATGTATATAAATTTGATCTTGTCTCCATTGGCAATCTCTTGTTGATGATCCTCGCCATAATGTTTGTTATAAAGTATTGCTGCTCGTACATGCATTGGAGTACCTTTTTTATACCCATGATCCTTTGCTGCCCATTTATCTATATCTGTTACCCCTCTAGGGAAACCAATTTCTTCTGGACTATACAAAGAAAACTCTTTTCTGTAGTTAGCGACAAAATCTTGTAATGCAATTTCATCTTTTTCAAAAATAACACCAACCACTTCCTTGAGTTTTTTTCTAACGACTTGTGGTGTGCTTGACTTGACGATTTCAAGTCCCATCACTTTTAGTTTGTATGGTTTGTACTCAACACCTTCAGAATTATGCACCTTCAACGCATATCGTTTCTTTGCAGTCCACAATCCCCTTGAATATATTGCTTCACGCTTCATGTCCATGAGTTTTTCAAAACAGTTACACAGATCAAAGATATGATTAACCGAATTTTGAATTGGTGCTTTTTGTATCTCTGAACCAATCTTATCGAGAAACTTTACTGTGGCATCAATCGATTTATTTGGGCATATTTTTTGAACCAAGTCGTCAACATTAAGATATGCAGAATCCGTATCCATGTAGGTGACATAATCGACATCTGTTGTTTTCATCACCTTGTTCATATACAAGTTGAGATTTTTTTCAACATGTTTATTTGATGCCTGACCAGTCAATGTAATTGCTTCACCAATTGCTAGTTCAAAATATCTAAACCCTGCATTTGTAATTGCCCCATATCCAGCGTTAGCTAAAATTTTGAGTGCCATCTGACGATTGTTAAGAGCAGATATTTTTGGTACTAATGAGTCATCATGGGTTTCTTGATACTGTTGCTCCAACTTCAACATTTCTTTCTTGGCAACTTTTCTACCCACCATCATCATTTCCATCATCTCAGGAATGATACCTTTTTTATCTTTGCGGTATAACGATCCATTTGCTGCAACAGTCAAATCATTTTCTTGTGCATAACGTGATAAACCCTGTTCGCACTGAACCATCACATCAACTGTAATTGGTTCTCTCTGCTCTTTAACTAATGTCTCTGGTGATAGATTCCATTGTCGTATGATAGTTGGATATAGTGACGCGAAGTCAAACGACATACCCCATCCATACAATTTTAGTTTCGGTTCTTTAACATATGCTCCTTCAAATGCACTTGCAAGTTTCTTTGTGTGTGGTGGTATGGCAATCTTCTTTTTGCTGAGATGATTGTATATCAACACGTCCCAAGTGCGTACAGGACTGAATACCTCTTTGAAGTTTATCTTAGCCAGATATGCAACAGAAATTGCAAGGTCGATCAACTTCATTTTGTTGTCAATACGATGCACCAGACGCGAGTCATGTGCGTTGTATTCTACAAATGAATCATAGTAATCCTCGTACCACTCTTTGAACGATTCGCATGGTGCTTCTTTCTTGGTTTCGCCAATTTCTTCTTGGGCAATGAATGCCAATGCATACGATTCCTTGGCAGAATACGTGCCAAACTTTTTATATAATTCTAGATAGTCAAGTTGTGTCACCCCGAAAATATCATATGTCTGAATCTCTTTGCCACGAACTTCAATCATCTTCTCACGCACAATACCGAATGGAGAGAGTTTCTTAACCCAATCCTCACCTAGTATTTTGTTAATTCTGTTAATCGTGTATGGAAAGTCGAACTGATCTGTATTCCACCCACCCACAATATCAGGATAATAGTCTGCCCAATATGTCACAAATGACCTAAGTAGAGAGTTTTCGTCTTTGAATAACCTGAATTCGAAATCATTAGATTTTGTGTATGGTTTAGTTCCAAACACGATAGTTTGGTTTGTCGCTTTATTGTGCATCGATATGAGAACAATCGGTGCTGGCGCGGTTTCAATGTCTGGAAATCCTGCATCAGAAATAACTTCAATGTCCATAAATTCAATATGCATTTGGTCTACATCATATTGAACCTCGTCTGGAAAATTTTCATTTATATACTGATACTGGAATTGTGTCATTCCATGAATATCAAAACCACTGACATCTTTATAAGAGTCAATGTATTTTTTTGCTTCGTTGATATCTTCAAACAACTTAGCATCTAATGGTTGCCCATATAGGGAACTCCATTCAGTGGTGTCTTTCTTTGATGCCTTATATAGTGTAGGTTTGAAGTCGTCTTTAATCGTTATTGGCTTACCGTTTTCGATGCCCTTGTAGAGTATCTTAGAACCCCATTGTATGCAACTTGTGTAAAATTTGCTCAATCACTTCTCCTTCCTGATTAAAATCTGTAACAGTATAATCTGGATTGCAATTCTTATCAAACATAATGTTGGTATCTTCAAATCTACCTTCTGAAATTGTGTCCATTAAAACAATCAAATCTGCTTTAAATGCAGATCTTGCCTCGTTTGTAGGACAAATAAAATCTGCCACAACTATGTTTTGCATCTTCACAGCAAAGTTTGCTTTATCACGCATTCGTTCTGCTTGACGAGTTCTACCCTCATAAGAAAAATCCCAATCATTTGCTTCCTTGCGAACTTCATCTGCATTCAACCAGCATATATGATTGAACTTAAATTCCAATGGCGAAAACTGAAGTTCTGCCATAAGTTTTTTAGCAAATGAGGTCTTCCCCGACCCAGGCAATCCCATTACCAATATTTTCATACTACCCCTTTCTATGTTCTTTGCAACGAGTGGAATACCATCCCTTCCCACCCAATTTCCCTTTATTGCCACACACTTCACATGTAACAGCAGTCATAGACTCTGCCATACGAACCATGCCACCAATACATTCGTCTCCACCAATATAATAAAAACGAAGAGTGCCAAATTTTTCTTTGACCTGTTCAACGATGACTTGTGATGCTGCCTCAAATACCGGTCTATATTTCAATTTGCCATTTTTTGTATCATCAAGTGCTTGTTGCATGACAGTGCCATTTCTAACTGTGAAATAATGAACCAGTCCACGGTCATCTTTGTTTTCTTTCCAACGTTTGAGAGCACGATTGTATTTCAATGCGTTTGCACGATTTTCTCGACTTGCGTCAATGTGTGATTGTATATTCCAACACAGATTATCAATAATGTTAAACCACCCATTACCAATATCGAAACCCCAACACATGCATGTCACTTGCATTGATGCATGTCGATCACGAAATAGTTTTGGATACTTTTTGCACAAATAGTTATCATAATGTCTGTTCATTTCAAATCTCCATATACAGTAGGATTAAATCCATTTTGCATATAACTAGGATCAGCTTGCGAATGTTTTGGTGTTTGCAATTCTTCAATTAATCGTTGCTGAATCTTAACCAATCGTTCTAATTCTTCAATTCTTATAGCAAATTTT